TATATTAGTGAGGTTTAGACTAACTCCTCACCTATTATATTAGTGAGGTTTAGACTAACTCCTCACCTATTATATTAATAAGGACCTATTTTCTTGATACAAGAGTAAAACTATTTACATTATAAGTGCATAGTGATATAGTATAACTAATTTAATAAGGAAAGGAGTGAGAAATTCTTGAAGGAATGGATACCATATAATAAAAACCAAATTATGTGGGAGCTTTTGGATCTTGGGGAAGGTAATGTCTTTGAGGTTCGAGAAGGTAAAGAAAACCCCTGGGACTTTCAAATGAGGAGAGTTAAAAGGGACCTTCTCTCAGGGCCTGGGCTGTCCTCTAATTGGGATGAGTATCTCTTTAGAGCTATACAGCAGAGGGGAAGAGCTTATATTCAATTCAAAGAGGGAAAATTTCAGATGGCTTATGATCCTCATAACTCTTTGAGAATAACTCCAGATTTTGAAATAGTGGGTAAATATACCCCCCCAATGAAAAAATCTAAGAGGAAGGGTTTAAAGACCAATCAAAAAAATTCTGGGGTATATTACTATCGCTTCGGGAATGTAGTAACTGCGGATGTGGCGGGACTGGCTTTATACCTTTTCGGGGAAATTAATACCTATACTATTGGGCAAGCTTACTCGTGGAACAATCAGAATAAGTATACCCCTGTAGAAATCAGTGGGGAATATACAGATTTTGACCTAGAGGACTTTGAGGCAGCTGGTAAACACTATAGCCCAAATGGGAAAGTACAGGGAGCCATTTTCTACCATAGGGAGATAGGACTGGTTAACGGCTTAAAGGACTTAGTAAAGAAGTTTCCCTTAGTCACTAGTAGAGAAGTTAGATCTCTATATCGTAAGTTTGGAATGGAACCCTCTTCTCAGATAGGAACACTTCTTAAAACGAGTGAGGATTTCCCAAAAAGGCCCTCTAGAAAAAGGAAGAAAGAACCCCTTCCCATAGAGGGTCTCGATCTTATTCAGTACATAGGAAGACACCACATCAAAATGAGTAAAGGCCTAGTAGAGATTTACTCCCAGGAATTTGGTCAAGAGATCGTGGTAAATAGTCCCTATGAGATAGTTCAGACTATTCGATCGAATGGTGATGAGATTGAGACCGGTCTTGGTCCTAAAATCTGGAAAGAGGTTACAGGGGAAGAGTGGCAGTCAGGAGATGATGGTGAATGAGGCCATGGGAACAATTTACAAATCAGAACCAATGGAAAGAATATCTCCAGAATCTACTTCGAACCAACAAGAAAGCTCTCTATAGGGCAATCACCCTTATAGCCGACTTACAAACCCCAGAGGAGAAAGCCTATGGGGCCACAATTGATCATAATGGGGTTGGCTTTGGGGCTGTAGATGCTGAGATGATGACTGCTCTGGCTCTTCGACTTAAATATGGGGGAGAACTCACAGAACGAGAATTGGCCATTTGTAGAAATAAAATGCCTAAATATTGGAGGCAACTTATGAACATATCTAAAAGGAGAATGCAAGATGAAAGACAGATTTAACTTACCTTTATTTTTGGCTCTTTGGATTTGGTTGTTTGGACTTGTGCTAGTTACCACCGGAGCCTATAGTCCTATTAGCACCGAGTCTGAGTCTGAGCCTGAGCCTCTGGCTATAGTAGAGGATCAACCTGAAGAAAAGACTTCTCCAGAACTTCCGGTTCTCTTTACTAATGAGGAAGTAGAGATGATGGCCAAGGTTCTGTATGCTGAGGCTCGAGGGGTGAAGAGTGAAATGGAACAAGCTGCAGTAGTTTGGGTAATCCTTAATCGCCTGGACAAGGGGGACTGGGGATCAACGATCGAGGATGTGGTTACCTATCCTAATGCGGTGGCTTATTACCAGTCAACCCCTGTAGATCAAGGAATGGTGAATATTGTAAATAGTGTGGTAACTACCTATACTCAAGAAAAAGTAGGTCTATACTCTGGGGGTAGGGTTATTCCTAAGGAGTACTTATACTTCGTTGGGGATGGTGAAAGGAACCATTTTACAGCAGAATGGGGGTCTACTGAGTTTTGGGACTGGTCACTCCCAAATCCCTACTCTAGCTAAAAACTAGACTTTTTTACCAGATTTGGTGATATAATATAAGTAATAGGGGGTGAATACTTCATGAAAAAGGAGTACAATTATATTAGATGCTGCGAGGTAGGGATTGAGTATAAGAAGCTGGTTAGGTCCTATGGGGAGTTTCAGTGGGGTAGATCTACCCTATTTATACATAAGGCTCATCCCTCTGGGTGGCCCTATGTTATCTCTGACAAGGACTCGGGGATGGCAGTTTTATCTGGATTAAAGACCCCTACAGTTAGGGCCGCTAGACTATACCTAGCTCGAAATCTCACAGACGAACAGGATGAGGCTTTAGACAGACTACCCGGTCAGAGATTGCTCAAGGCTTATCACAGGAAGAGACTTACCGATTTACCCCATAGAAGGAAGGTAGCTCCGGACATACTAAGAATACTAGAGGGCCAGATAATCTCTAATTCACCATTCTAATCTGAGGAGGTCGAAAGACCTCTTCTTTTTTTTGAAAAACTTTTCTCGAAACCATTTACAAACTCGTACGAGGGTCTTATAATATAACCATACTGGATAACACCTACCAACTGAAAATCTTAAGGAGGAATACAAAATGACTACTCGTACTGCTACTTGGACCAACATCGGAGCTAACATCACCAAGGCCACCACTGTGGAGGAGGCCCTGAAACTCTCTCACCTCGACTACACTGTGGAGAAGGTTCCTGTTTTCCTGGAGAATGGAACCCCCATTCCTGGTACCTTCTGCACCAAGAGGGAGAATTCTGACTGGACCTATGGAGTAGTTGGTTCTCAGTTCGAAATAGTTCAGAACATCGAGGGTTTTGACTTCATCAACTCCATGATCCCTGAAGGCCTGAAGTTCCTGAAGGCTGGTGAGAACCACAAATTCATCTACATCATCGCCCAGCTTCCGGAGTTTGACCTGATGGGAGATAAGGTAGCCCCTCATGTCATCTTCCAGAACTCTCACAGTGGCAATACTACTCTTAAAGCTACTATCGCTCCTCTCCGAATTGTCTGTGAGAATCAGTTCAATCTGACCTTCCGGAAGGTGGCAAACAAGATTAGTCTTCGCCATACCAAATCCATCAAGGGTAAGCTTCATACGGCTCAGGAGGTTCTTATTCATAGTAGTGACTACATTTCTGAGTTCCAGAAAGAGGCTATTCTGCTGGCTCAGAAGAAGGTCTCTAAGTCCCAGGTAGACCATCTGCTGGATGATATCTTCGAAATCAAAGAGGAGTTTAACCCTACTCAGGTTCGGAGAATGGAAGAGAAGAGGGACAGATTCCTGGCTGCATATCAGGCTGAGGATAATCAGAACTTCATCGGCACCCAGTGGGGACTGGTTAATGCCTATACTGATTTCGTTACTCACAAGCCCCTGAAGAAGGATACTATCCAGGCTCAGGAAAATCACTTTATCAAGACTACTCTGAAGGGCTCTATCAACGACTTCGTGAGAGCTGTCTCTAAGATGGGATAAGGGGAGGGGCTAAGTCCCCTTCTCCCCATTTACAAACTGGCCATTATCTCTTATAATGAGATTATACTAAAAGAGGAGGAATCCGACAATGTTTATCGAACAAGCTAGAGAGGTACTTTATTACCTGGTAATCCTGGCAGGAGCAGCTGCATTAACTGGGGGAATCATGAAAGTAGTGGACTATCTGGATGGGGGGAATAAAAGATGACAAATACTAAGAATCGCAATCGTATCCTTGGTTCCCTATTGGGCTTCGCTATTGGGGATGCCATGGGGGCAACCACAGAATTCATGACCCAGGACCAAATTCAGTCCCGATATGGAGAAGTTACTGATATTCTGGGGGTGGGTGGCTTTTCCTGAATCCGGGAGAAGTAACTGATGATACCCAGATGATGACCATTGTGGCCAAAGCCCGTATGAAGGGCAAAGAGAATTTTCTCTCCAATTGCTGTACCGGGTTTGTGGAGTGGCTTAAGGGTGGTCCTAAGGACCCTACGGGCCATGTAAGAAATTCTGTGAATAATGCTATCTACTGGGCTCATCATACCCGGAGTTTCAGTGGGGCTATTCTGGGACCTGTAAATCATGGGGGGGATGCAGATACTATAGCCGCTCTGGCTGGAGGAATTGCAGGAGCTCGCTTTGGGGCTGACTTGATCCCCAAGAAGTGGATCTACACTTTGGATCCTAAGGTAGTTATGGATCTAAATGTTATGGCTGACTGGCTCATGAAAAACTAAGAGAGTGGGGCCTCCTAAAGGGGGCCTCATTTTTTTTGAAAAACTTTCGACTAACCCATTTACAAATTTCGACGTTTCTCTTATAATGATAATGTAATTAATTAACCAACACTCTACCAACAGGAGGAACCATTAATGACTGACAAGAACATTATTTCCAAGGTTGAGAAGCTGCTGGCCTTGGCTGGCAATAACCCTTCAGAAGCTGAGGCCCAGGCGGCTATGCTTAAAGCTCAGAAGTTGATGGCTGAGCATAACTTGGACCTAGCCCAGTTCAAGGAAGGACCCCAGGAGAAGAAGGAGGCCATTAAAACCTATGTAAAGGGGTATCACAACACCAACTGGGCTATTATGCTGGCTAAGGTCATTTGTGACAACTTCCGCTGCAATCTTCTCAGGGCTCCCTCTTATGGCCTGGTCTTTGTGGGACTCAAGGATGATGTGGCCATCTGCAAGGCTGTTTTCACCTTCGCTGCCCAGACTCTGGATAAGAACATGAAGAAGCTCAGAAGACAGTATAGAAAGCAGGGTCTTTCTACTGATGGAATTTCTGGAGACTATTCAGCTGGTTTCATCGCTGGCCTGAGGGCTAAGTATAAGGAGCAGGTAGATAGGAATAACTGGGGCCTGGTATTGGTTAAGGATGCCTTAGTAGAACAATTGACTAAGGATATTACTGACCCCAAGAAAAGAGCCAATACTGGAAAGAAGCTTAATCGCTCTGGGGACATGGGGCTCTATACCAAGGGCTACCTGGATGGTAAAAACCTGGGGGCCGATCAAAAGGCCATTACTGCTTAAAGGAGGAACCACTAATGAACAAGAGATATCTTTATACTGATGAACAGGTTCTGAAAGAGGCCCAGGCCTTGATATCGATTCCTAAGGCTTCGACCTACACTGTGGCTCATGAGTTTAATATTCCTCAGGCTACAGTCTGGTGGCATCTTACCTATAGACTTAAGGATTTAAGTCCCAGTCTATTTTCTCAGGTTAAGTCTATACTTAAAGGTAACTCTCGAAGATGGGGGGGGACCTAATTCTAGGGGGCCTTCGGGCCCTTCTAGAGTTTTTATATGGACAAAGACCAAGTCTTGAGATATAATGATTATTAAGGGGGAAAGACTATGGGAAAATCTAAAACTCAAATAAGCCCAAGTCTCATTCGGGGTACATATTACCTTACTCAAGCTGGAGTAGAGACTGATAGCATTAGGGCCTTAATCCTTAGAAGGAGGTTACAAATCCTGGTCCATTCCTGCATCTATTATGTGTTTAATGAGAATCTGATTTTAGACACCACCTGGAGTACATGGGCCAAAGAACTAGTAGAACTTCAAAGGAAATATCCAGCCATATCTTCTCGAGTAGATTATGATGAGGAGTTTCAAGGCTTTGATGGTAGTACGGGTTTTAATCTTCCCATTCGCAATTTGGAAATTATGAATAAGGCTCAACAGCTTTTAAAACTAAGAAAGGAGAAAAACTATGATAGAACCCTTAGACACCAAACTAATCGAACAGACCATAAACCTAATGTCATTCGAATCATTTTTCCACAGTCCTGATTATGTTGAGTTTGTGGAATCAGCCTATAGGTCTTGTGTTCCTATAGACTTTTTTATTCAACCCGCCAGTAGTTCGGGAAAGTATCATCCGGGGTATGCTCTTGGGGTGGGGGGTTTGGTAAGACATACTAAGGCAGCTATGATAGTGGCTAAAGCCCTATTTCAAACTGATAACCTTTCGGAAAAGGAAGAAGACTTGGTCATGGCAGCCCTAGCTTTACATGATATAGCCAAGCCCAGTAAATTACACCCCATAGAGGTTAAGGCCATTCTAGATCCTTTGATGGATGATTATTACTACATTATTAAGGAGATAATTCCCTTAATTGAGTCTCATATGGGTAAGTGGGATCAATTTGGAAAACTTCCACAGCCTAAGACTACTCTACAAGCTTTCGTTCATATTTGTGATTATCTTGCTTCTCGCAAGAATATTATAATTGATATTAACTATCAGGAGGAAAACACATGAAAATTATTACCCCTTATGTAGTATCGGCTGTTCCTAATCAACCCCTTCCTCCTCCAAAGTCTCTTTACTCTCTAGTAGAGGCTGCAGGGAGAACTTGTTATCGGTCAGAGAGGGTAGAGGGAGATACTACAGAGAAATTTATCCAAAGGCTCATGAAACGAAAACATTGGTCTGTACTAGAACATGCCTATATTTCTCTCCGCATTGTCTGTGATCGTGGAATAACCCATGAGTTAGTACGACATAGACTGGCCTCATATTGTCAGGAAAGTACTCGTTACTGTAATTATTCCAAGGGAAAGTTTGGAAGTGAAATTACAGTCATTGACTTGGCTAGTGGGTTTCATTATGACCTAAATGACCCAAAAGATACGGCTAAATATAATGAGTGGATGAGTGCAATGTGTGATGCCGAAAGACACTATATGAAAATGCTCGAGTTGGGGGCTACCCCTGAGGAGGCTCGTTCAGTACTACCCAATAGTACTAAAACCGAGATTGTAGCTACCATGAATGTTAGAGAATGGAGACATTTCTTGGAGATGAGATGGGTAGGGGTAGCCGGTACCCCACACCCCCAAATGGTAGAGGTGGCCGGAGAAGTTTATGATCTCCTGGTTATGTACTATCCTGCATTTTTTGAGGATATCAAGAGAGCTGAATAGATTTCAAGAGTTTAGCTCATTTACAACCATATTTTCTTATGGTATTATATAAACATTCCAAGGGAACTACCCATTCAACAATAAAATAAGGAGGAATTATTAAAATGGCTAAGAACAAGAAGCCCAAGTTTCTGGAGGCTGAGACCCCTGATCTGCTGGCCCTGCTGAAGGAGACCCTGTCTGATGATGAGGTGGATGAGAAGGCCACCAATAAGGCTCTGAAAATCACAGATGAGCTTATTTCCCGCCAGCCGGGTGAAGAGGCCCCGCTTTCTGTGGATGAGTCTCTGAGAGCTGCTGCTGATCTCATGACTGAGGCGCTGAATAAGATCAAGGGAGCTTATGAGAATGAGATCTCCATGATGGAGGATTCCGATGATTCGAAGGAGCCGGAGGAGGAAGAGGAGAAGCCCCCTAAGAAGTCTAAGAAGGAAAAGACCTCTAAGAAGTCTAAGAAGAAGGCTGAGCCCGAGGACGATGAGGACTCTGAAGATGATGAGGATGGGGATTTCGAGGAGGAATCCAATGAGGACGATGAGGACTCTGAGGACTACTCTGACTGGGCTCTCAAGGATCTGAAGAAGGAGTGTCGTACCAGAGGCATCAAGGTCACCAAGGGAATGGCCAAGGCTGATATGGTCAAGGCCCTGGAGGCGGACGATAAGGAGTAATCCCACTCCTTTGGTCAAGATACTAATGGGGGGGGTGAACCTAAAGTTCATCCTCCCCTCTTTTTATCAAAGGAGAAGTAGTCTATGAGAGAAACCATCAAATTTCTAAATCACATCTTCTCTCAACAGTGTGAGCCAGGGGACTACATTATCTTGGCCGCCAGAAACGGGAAGTTTTGGAGGGATGTCCCCCTTCGATTTGGTAAGGACCTTAGAAAGAAGCTTAGGGGGTTTTTTGAATCCTATCCCCCTGGGGAATATGACCTCTATTGGTCTCCTATGCCCTTTAGTCATCCTAAGAGACAAAATTCCTACTCCGTTGATACTAAGTTTATGGCCCAAGATATAGATGAGTGTGAAGATCCCTCCACTTTGGACCCTAAACCTAGTTATATCTGGGAAAGTTCTCCCAACAAGTATCAAGGTCTGTGGGAGTTGGATCGATACATCGATGAAAAGGAATATACCCCCCTTAATAAGGCCCTAGCCACCCATATAGGGTGTGATGACTGTTTCGATTTTGCCCATGTCTATCGAATTCCCGGAACTATTAATCACAAATACCGAAACTCCCCCAGAGTAGGAATGCCAAAGGCCACTAAGGTCATTTATAAGCCCAAGAATCTCCGTAAAGCTGTGGGGGGTATAGTTACTACCCCTCCCCCAGAAAAAGTCCCCAGCAACCCCTCAGAGGCCTCTAAAGAGGCCACAATAATGGAGAGAAAGATCTATGCTAAGTACTCCATCCCTAAAAAGGTAAGAGACCTTCTAGCCCTAGAGTCTCTAAATGGGGTAGATCGATCTGGAACTATTTGGTTTGTAGAGAACTCCTTACATGAGCTAGGAATGACCCCTCAAGAGATTATATATCTAATCAAGAACAGTGTCTTTAACAAGTACAAAGGTAGAAGGGATGAAGACTCCCGAATTCAAAAAGAGCTGGAGAAGATTATCTCGGGGGAGATACCTGATCCGGGACAGGAAGAAATAGGACTCATGAAAACCTCTAACTATGAAGAGGTTATGGGAAATTGCAATACCTTTGAGGGCTGGTTGGTCAAGGGATTTTGGGGACGAAGGTCTCATGGAATAGTGGCCGGAATGCCAAAATGTTTTAAGTCCACCCTAGTTCATGATTTAATAATCTCTGTAGCTAGTGGTCAGCCCTTTTTGGGTAGGTTTCAAGTTTTAGACCCCGGTCCAGTGATAGTAGTTCAGAATGAGAATGCTGACTACATTATGAAGGATCGAACAGAAAAGGTCATTTTAGATAGAGGGCTAGTAGGAGAAGTGGAAAGAATATCCTCCAAAAAATTACATGTAGAATTTCCCCCTGATCTCCCTATTACCTTTTTAAACCAACAGGGATTTACCCTCAGTAATGAGGACCACAGGAGACAGATTGAGTCCCTCATTAAAGAGATTAAGCCTGTACTTGTGGTTTTCGACCCCCTATACCTAATGTTCGATGGAGATCTTAATTCTTCGAAAGAGTTGAATCCCGTACTTAACTGGCTGCTTAGTCTTAAGACCCAGTATAAGACTAGTGTTATGGTTATTCATCACTATAACAAAGGTAGCAATCAACAGGTTCTTCGGGGAGGAGCTAGAATGGCTGGTTCTGTGATGCTATATGGCTGGGTAGAGTCTGCTTGGTATCTTACCAAATCCGACGAAGATGAAGAAACCCCCCCAAATAGAGAAGTAGATCTAGCTGAGTCCTCAGGATCCTCCACCATAACTCTTAGCAGGGAGTTTCGAATGGCGGGTAATTACCCGGAACTAGACATTCATTTCGAAATGGGGGAAATTGGAAATCCCAGATATAGAGTTACTGTGGGAGCAGCAGGAGAACCTCATGTTACCATTAAAACTCTAGAGGACGAGGTTGTGGATATGCTAAGAACCTCTAATGTCCCAGTTACTAAAAGAGCCATAAAGGAGGGTTTAGGTTCCAATTTCGAAACTACTCGTAAGGTTTTAGACAACCTGCTAAAATCCAAGAGAATAGTTCCCATGAATAAGGGTTACACCATTCCCAAACGCTAAATATTGTGATATAATATAACTATCCTAAATAAGGAGGAACAGTTAATGTTGATTTTCACTGGCATGGACAATTCGGGAAAAACCACTTTGGTGAATGAAGTGTCCAAGACTCTCAACCTTCCGGTGGTTAAGTCCTTGGGGCCTGACCATAGTAAGGATGAGAAGCATATCTGGTTTTTGGACCAAATGACCCGGGAGAAGTCTTTCCCCAACTCTACCCTTTTCGATAGATTCCTTCCCTTCGAGGAAATGGTCTATGGAAAGGTTCTTCGGGGGGATCCCATCTATTCTCTGGATGATCCTTATATGGAGTCTCTGAAAGATCTCCATCCCACCATCGTATATACCAGACCTCCCTCTGAGGTTATTTTTAACTTTGGGGATCGAGAACAGATGGAGGGGGTAATTAAAACCAAGGAGAAGCTCCTGGCTGCTTGGGATGACCTAATGTGGAAACTCAAGACTAGAGGCTGGGATATTCGAGTATACGACTATACCACAGAAATGGAGGAAAAGTAATGAATATTAACCATGCCGTAGAGGAGAAGGTTGAGGGTGATCTGCTTAAGGCTATTTTTGACCGACAGAGATCCCTAATGGGTAAGTACCATGACATTGAACTAAAGTCTGGACTACTTCAGACCGAAGACTGCCCGGTGAATCTGGATGATAAGAGGGGGCAAGCCCGTATCAAGGACTTTTCCTGGAGGGTTACTGAGGAGCTTGGGGAGGCCCTTGATGCTAGAACTAACTCAGACCATTATCAAGAGGAGCTTATTGATGGTCTTCATTTTCTGACTGAGCTGACTATTCTGGCTGGTAAGAACTACGATACCATTATTCCCTCGGGTATCCCCCTTCTTTATAGTGAGGACCACTTGGAGGACTTGGTGGAGAATTCCCGAAATCTAATTGAGGACCGTAATCATAACTTGAATTACTGGGTCTCTAGTTTCATCGAACAGCTGGCTATGATGTGCAACTGCCTGAAGAATAAGCCCTGGAAGCAGTCTATGATGAAGACTGATAGAGAAGCTTTTTATCATAGACTGACTAATGCCTGGGCTTGTTATATTACTATTCTGGTAGTCTCTGGTATGGATGCCGAAGGCATAGCTAAGGTATACCTGAAGAAGTCTCAGGTTAACATGTTCCGCCAGAGAAGTAATTACTAAGGGGGGGAGCTGGATGCTGAAGAAACACTATAAAGATTTTAGTGAGGCCTATTTTCATCTAAATAGGGACATTCTTCTCCATCCCGACCAGATAAATTACCTGGAGAATACCAGGGGGGTCATAGAGGACCTATTTATCACAATCGACAGTATAATCTGTGATAAAGTGGACCTAGCCCCCCTGGGGTACTCCTCTAGAAAATGGGATCATCTGGTTAAAACCTATATTGACCGGGATAAACTTAGGGAATTTTACCATTTATGTGAAATTTCCAAAGGAATATCCCTAGCTTTCGATTTCAAGAGAAAGAATACAGGTAACGGGTCTTGTATGAGGGAGGTTATCCTTACCAGGCATAGTAGAAAAAAACCCTGGACCAAAGCCACAGTTATTTGGAGAGCTACAGAGTTGCAAAAGCGATGGGCCGCTGATCTTATACTTCTACACCATTTACTCTCCAAAGTTCCCAACTCCCAATTCTCTAGTATCGAGTTTTTCATTACTAGTGCCTATCAATCGGGGATGTATGTTATACCCTTGGTAGAATCTGTCTTCGGAGTAAGAATGGAAGACCTAGATCCCGAGTCTCACCCCTATTGGAAAATTATTCGGTACCGCAATGATAAATACTATCAAGAGAATTCCCCCCGCCAGAAACTTAGCCCGGCTCAAAAAATGCAAGATGTGGCTAATGCTCTCCGAGAGGGAAAGGTTTTTGAACCTATAACCTATAAAGACTTTGAACTGGAGGTATAATCTATGAGAATCTACATTAATGCTGAGGAAATGATCGAGGAGACCAAACGGGACCTTGCTGAGATGGGCATTGTGGTAAGACCTGCCACTATGCAGGACAAGTATGTCAAAGGAAATCCTGACTACGAGACTAGGGAGCTCCAGAATTATTCTTACTGTCTGCTCGACGCCAAGAGCCAGGACATTCCTGGGGTTACTCAGCCTTGGGCCGATGCTGAGTTCAAGGAGAGGGTAACTGACCCTTGGAACCGTACTTCTGATGGTCAGGCTAACTACCTTTCCCCCCATTTTCTTAATCCTGGAAAGGCCTGGGAGCTACGCAAAGAGGTATGGACCGAATATCTACACGAAGGTAAAATGGCCTATACCTACAACGAGCTCATCTGGAATAATGACCAGGTAACTAAGATCATCAATCGTCTAAAGGAAGATCCTGACTCTCGCCAACTGTGGATTAGTCTTTGGAGTCCCACCAGAGATCCTAACTTCTTGGGGGGTATTTCTCGAGTTCCCTGTTCCCTGGGGTATGGCCTTCAGGTTCGTGATGGGAAGCTCAATCTGCACTATGTAATGAGATCCTGTGACTTCGCTACCCATTTTCGAAATGATGTCTACCTGGCCATTCGATTTCTGGAGTGGGTGGCTGAGAAAACCGGCTACCCTGTGGGGAGTTTTACCCACACTATCTTCTCCCTGCATGTATACAATAAGGACGTGGAGGGAGTATTCTAATGACCTGTAATAACTGTAACCTTTGTTCCTTCTCAGATCCCTCTTGCATCTGGGGCTCTGGGAGTCCCGAGGCTAAAGTTATGGTCATAAACAGTTATGCTACTGAGCATGATGAAGAGATGGGGGCGGCAGTGATGCCGTCCTCTCTCATAGAAAGACTTCGGGAGATAGGAATAGACCCTGAGAAGATTTACTACACCAATGCTATCAAGTGTGCCTGCCCTAGGGGTACCAAGTTCAAGGTGGGGGATATTAAGAAATGTAAAGTTCATCTTGATCAAGAGATAGCTCAGGTAAAACCCCAGTTTGTTCTACTTCTAGGGGCTCAGGCCCTTAAAGCAACTGTGGATGGCTCTATTACGGAGCTCAATGGAATTATGGTTGAGAAGGGTGGAATTAAGTATATGCCCTCCTATAGTCCGGGAGTAGTTTATCGAGACCCGGGAAAGGCCCCCTTTGTGGATAAGGCTATGAATAATTTCAAAGCTATGATAGAGGGAGAGCTAGAGGGACTTCCAGAACTGGATGTTAGACTTATCACCAATATGAGACAACTGAGAAGGGCCTTTCAACACCTAATTAAGAATGACTATCTATACCTGAGCTATGATATAGAGACCACAGGACTAGTTAGGTTTGAGGACGAGATCAACCTATTTGGGTTTGGAAATGATAAGGTTCAATATATCATTCCCTTAGAGGCCAATTACAGCCCGCTGAAGGGCGCAAGACTGGCCCAAAGGAAAATTATAAGGGCCTGCATAAAGTGGCTAAATACTAACGCTAAAGCTCTTGTGGCTGGTAATGGAAAGTTTGATGATCTATTCCTTCAATACCATTTTGGGACTAAACCCCATATTACATTCGACGTAGTGCTCGCCTCCCATATTCTCAACGAGAATACCCCCAATGGTGTTAAGGAGAATGCAGCTCTGGAATGTAATGCCCCCGAGTGGGATGTCGATAAGTCCCTGAAAACGGGGCAATACCAGACCCGGGGGAAGTATCAAGAGTATCTTACCTATTTGGGATACGATGTCTACTATGAGTATAAGCTCTATAAAGTATTCCATAAGAAATTAAAGCAAGATAGAGCCCTTATGAAACTCTTCTACCACCTTTATATGCCGGGAATTATATCCTATGAGACCGTAGAAGAACATGGGGTGTTTATCTATCCACAACAGTTCAAACAGGTAAGAAAGCATCTGGAGTCTGAGAAGTCCAAAATAGAGAAACAGCTCATTAAGCTAGCTGGACACGAGGTCAATTGGAACTCTCCGGCCCAGATCCAAAAGCTACTCTATGGGGAACTAAAACTTCCTATTTTGGAGAGAACCGAATCAGGAGCCCCCTCTACAAGTGAGGCTACCTTAATGCAATTAAGGGATAAACATCCCATAGTGGAACTTATCCTTAAGTATCGTGGGGTGAATATACAGATCTCTCATTTTATAGATGGGTGGATCAACCGTATGTGGGGTAGAAGACTATTTCCTAATTTTAAACTCCATGGAACTGTAACAGGGAGAACCTCCTGTACTGATCCCAATCTTCAACAAGTTCCCCGGGATCCCATTATCCGAAATCTAGTAGGAGCCCCTGAAGGCTGGTCTGTGGTAGAGATAGACTATTCCCAAGCTGAACTTAGAATAGCCGCCATAATGTCTGGGGATGAGACCATGAAGAGGATCTATCAAACGGGCGGGGATATTCACACCCACACCTTTGAGATGATAACTGGGGAGAAGGTCTCGGATGATAAGTACATTCGAAAGGAACAGAGAAAGAAGGCCAAGGCTGTTAACTTTGGATTCGTCTATGGGATGGGCTGGAGAAAGTTCAAGATATACGCTCGAGATAACTATGGGGTAGATCTTACCGATAAAGAAGCTGAGCAATGGCGGGGAAAGTTTTTTGAAACCTACCATTCTCTACCTAAATGGCACTCTAAGCAAAGAAGAATAGTCCAGTCCATAGGCCAAGTAAGGAGTCCCATAGGGAGAATACGGAGACTTCCCGATATATACTCCACAGACAAGTCCAAGAAGGCTGAAGCTGAAAGACAGAGTATAAATTCACCGGTCCAGGGATTTGGCTCAGACCTAACCATCTTAGGAATGTCCGAGATAATGGGAAATGCCCAGTACTATGACCCAGCTTATAAGCTAGACAAAGATAAGTTTTTCGTTATAGGAACTGTTCATGATGCTACCCTGTTTGAGGTAAGGAATGACTACTTAATGGAGTTCTGCCCTAGGGCAAAACACATCCTAGAACACCCTAAAGCCCTAGAGGAAGTTTTTCATTTCGAAAGCGATGTTCCTATTGTGGCGGATGTAGCCATAGGACAATCCTGGGGAGCAGGTAAGGAGCTTCATATGGATCCTGGAGATGATACCTGGAAACAGGAAATTCAAGACTATTTAAACTCCTTGAATAAATAATTTCTCAAGAAAGAACCCCTTTACAAGGGGGTTCTTTTATGATATAATAATTTATATATTAAAAGGAGGTATAAACCATAATGGCTGAAGCTAAAGTTTTGATTTGCACTGAGTGTGGTCAGGGATTTATTCTTACCCCTGAGCATGAAAAATGGTTTCTTGATAAGGGGTTGAAGCTCCCTAAGAGATGCCCGGAGTGCAGGAATAAGAGACATTCTCAAAAGGGGATGAAGAAGAGTGGAAACACTGAAGCTGTCTAACTCCAAAGTCACTACCTGGAGGAAGTGTCATAGGGCCTACTATTACAAGTATGGTCTTAAACTTCGTCCTAAGAAAAAGGGTATAGCCCTTAGGAGAGGCTCTATCATCCATGAGTGCATAGAGGCCTATGATTCGGGTAGGTCCTGGAGAAAACCCTATAAGGCCTTCGCTAAACAGTTCTATGAGGAAACCTTCAAGGAGGAGATCATAGAAATGGGGGACATTCCCCGAATGGTAGAGGAACTGATGGAGAACTATCAAGTCCTTTATGAAAATGATGGTCTTATCTATCTAGGAAATGAGCTTCACTTTGAGCTGCCCCTTATGCCTGGGGTGGTCATAGAAGGTTACCTGGATGCCCTGGTTGAAGATGAAAAGGGATCAGTTTGGCCTAAAGAGACCAAAACCTACAAGAGAAATCCTGACTACGACTTCCTTCTCCTCAATACTCAATCAGCTCTCTATACCTGGGCAGTAGCAGAAATGGGCTACTCCCCCAAAGGTACTCTGTGGGATATTATTCGGGCTAAGGAACCCGGTAGACCACAATTTCTTAAGGATGGGAAAGTCTCAAAGAGGGGGATAGACTCTACCCCCTATACAGTTAAAAAGGCCCTGAGAGAAATGGGTCAAAATCCTGAAGACTATAAGGATCTACTGGCCAAAGTCTCTTATGAGGATTATTTTAGGCGTTATCCAATAAGGGTCAATTCCACAGTGGTCAAGGGGATTATGGATGATTTCAAATCCACTGCTAAGGAGATCATGAAGTCTGGTGATAAACTTAGTGACAGAAACCTTGGAAAAGGGTGTGCTTGGTGTGATTATAAACCCCTATGCCAAGCGGACCTAATGGGGCTTGATACTGAGTTTATCCGTAAAAAACAATTTGAGATAGCTGAAAAGGAGGGAAGGCCAGATGGCCACGAAGAAGAAAACCCCTAAGGGGTCAGGACTAGAAGAACGCTTTCAAGACCTACTGGATATGGACACCCCCACTATTATTACTCTGTATGGGAGGCCTGGTACGGGTAAAACCACTATTTCCTGTACCTTACCCAAACCCCTGCTCCTAATCGATATAAAGGATAAGGGTACGGATTCTGGTAAGAGGGAAGACCTAGAGCCTGGGGATATTACTGTCTTCGAGCTAGAGGAGTTCGATGAGATCTATGACCTCTATGACTATATCAAGGACCATCCCGACCGCTTTAAATCCGTGGTAATCGACCACATGACTGCCCTTCAGGATTTTTGCTATGACAAGGTCATGGATGAAGAAGGTAAGAGTCGAATGTCCCAGGGCATGTATGGTACCGCCGGAGGCTATCTTAAAGAGGTTATTAATCTTTATAAAGGGCTAACCGACCTGGGAATTACCCCTTGCTTTAACTGCCAGGACCGTATGGAGTCTGGGGATGGGGAAGGGGAGGATCAACTGCTTCCTGAGGTAGGACCCAGTCTCATGCCCTCTGTGGCTCGTACCCTATGTGCTGCTTCCCGGGTAATTGGTCAGACCTATCAATTCGAAAATGTGGAAAAGCTGGATGGGGCCAAGGTAAGGAGAAACATTGAGTTTCGTTTGAGACTGGGACCTAACCCCTATTACATTACCAAGGTTACCCGTCCTTTCGGTACACCCTGTCCTCAGTTTCTAGTGGATGCCACCTATCAAGATATCATGAAAGTGGTCAAGGGTAAGTGGAATGAAGCCAAAGGAATCAAGAAAAAAACTGGGTCTGTGAAGAAAAAACTGTCCAGCAAGTAATTTACAAAGGGTTCTATATGTGATATAATCAGTATGAACCTAAAATTTAAGGAGGTATTTCCCATGGCAACAAAATCTAGAAAGGGTAGAAGCTCTAATTCTATCAATGTGGATCTTTCCGGAGTGGAAGTGGCCCGTAAAGCTATCCCTGAAGGTACCTATGAGGTTGTAGTCAACGAGGTTACCCAGAAGGATTCTCGGGACGGTAATCCCATGATCGCTTTCGAATTTGAGGTATCTGAGGGAACCCACAAGGGGGCTAAGCTCTATGAGAACTGCTCTCTACAGCCTCAGGCCCTATTCAAGCTTAAGTCTGTACTCCTGGCTCTGGGGATGGATATCCCCAATAAGGCCTTCGATCTTAACCTGAGAGACCTTATTGGTCTTACTTGTGAGGTGGAGGTGGGACACGAAACCTATGAGGGTAAGAAGCGGGCCCGTATCCTCCAGTATAACAATCCCGAGGAGAACCAGGAATTTGATGAGGATTCCAACGATGAGTCTGTGGAGGATAAACTGTCTGAGCTGGATCTTGATGAGCTTAAGGACCTGGCCAAAGAGCTGGACATTTCCCCCTCCGATATCAAAAAGGCTAAGAAGGCCCAGGCTCTGATCAATCTCATTATGGACTCTGTCGATGAAGATGATATCCTGGAGGCTCTGGGGGAAGACTCTGATGAAGAAGAGGAAGATGATGAGGAGGAGCAGGACTACGAAGAGATGTCCCTGTCCGAACTGAAGGCTGAGTGCAAAAATCGGGGCCTAAAGGTCAAGAAGGGGATGGATAAGGATGACCTCATCGAGATGCTAGAAGAGGACGATGAGGAGTAAACCCCTTGGCCAGTAAACCAGAAACTCTAGTGGTCAAGAGAATTCTGGATATGCTGAAAACCTCCTTTCCAGGGTTTTATTTCAAAACTCATGGAGGACCATATCAAAGAGTAGGACTTCCGGACATTTTGGGGGTTCACCAAGGTCGATTCATTGGGATTGAAGTTAAATGCCCTGGGAAGGAGGATACTCTGACCAAAAACCAACAAAAGACCCTCAACCTTATAAATCTTTACGGGGGGGTAGGATTTATGTCTACCTCTCCTGAGGATACAAAAATTCAATTAAGAAAGGAAATGAAAACATGGCTAGCACCAAGGAAAAGCTCCAAATTCTAAAGACTCTGCATTCTCAGCAGGAAGCTCTGTACTCGGAAAAGAATGAAAAATATGATGATGCCTTCGGTAAGACCTTTTCGGAGTATGGTCCCACAGTGGCAATTATTCGACTGGAGGATAAGCTCAACCGAGTAAAGGCCCTGGTTCGAGCTGGTCTGGATGATTCCAATGGGGAGTCTCTGGTGGACACTCTAACCGATCTGGCAAACTACTCCAACATGTTCCTCATCGAACTGGGAGCTACCTCTACTTCTCTTGAGGAGAAGCCTAAGAAGAAGCGGAAGAAGTCTAAGGATAAGGACAAAGCTACTGCTGCTGTCGAAAAAGCTGAGGCCCAGGAGAAAGGCCCTCTGGATGATCTAACCAAGAAACAGCTTATTAAGATCATTTCTGAGCTGGGGGGAACTGCCCACCCCAAGTCCAACCGGGAGAAGCTAATCTCCACTATCAATAGTTTCCCCAAGGCTAAGGTAGCTGTGGCCATTACTTCCCTGAAGTCCTCTGTTGCTGAGGTTCCTGAGGAGGAAACTGAGGATGGCGAAGAGGAATAACCTCTATCCCCACCAAAGAGAAGGCGTAAGGAGGGTTCTACAGGAGCCCTTCTTCGCCTTGTTTATGGACCAGGGGACCGGGAAAACGGCAGTAGCCATTAGAGCCACAGTGGAGAGGTATAAGAGGCTAGGGCTCCATAGAGTAGTGGTTTTTGCCCCCAATAACCTTCTCTACAACTGGACTCTGGAGCTTAAGGAGTGGGCTTGGCTTTCCCGAAGTGAGATCAAGGTTCTGAGACTGAAGGGGAAAGGAAAGAAAAACTGGGTGAATCAACTCAATGACTTTCTAAAATACGACTATGAGTTAAGGACCCTAGACGAGCTTAAGGAACTAGGACTAGGAACCAAAAAGAAGGACATTGTAAGAGGGCATAAGGCTCCCCTGATGATACTTCTTGTGAACTATGAGAAAGCTAGGATACTAGAGCCGGAGCTCAGAAGGATGAAGATACAGTCCCTCATTGTGGATGAAAGCCAGAGAATTAAGGGTAGGAATACCCAGGTCTCTAAGGCCATATATCGACTTACTAGGGGATGCTCTACTCGACTCCTAATGAGTGGAACCCCCATTGGGAAGGGATATGAAGACCTATTTATGCAGTACAAGATCATGAATTCTGAGATCTTCGGGGGGGATTATAAAGACTTCGAGTCCCAGTATATTCGCAAAGGGGGGTATATGGGAAAAGAGATAGTTGGGTATCAGAATATAGATGAGCTTAAAGACATAGTAGCTAATACCTCTTATCGAGTGGAGATTGAGAACTGTATTGACCTTCCCCCCCTGGACATTCGCTATCTTACCTGTGAGCTCACAGAAAATGCCCAGAGGGCGTATGGAGAGCTCTATGAGGACTTATATACCCAGATACCCCTAGAGGCCACCAGAGGTCGTCTAAAAGTCATTCTGAGGCAGAACCACATAGATTACTCTCCCCGGGAAAATTACCTATCTCTCCTTCTGAAAGCTGAGTCCCTTCTAAATGTGGCTTCCTGTGACCTAACAATTACTAAGCTCATAAGGCTTCATCAACTTACGGGGGGATTCTTAAGGCTAGATAGTGGGGAGCTAGTTCCTATGGGTAGGGATAAGCTAAACTTAGCTATAGACTATCTAAGGGAGAGAACCCTCCCCACAGTGGTGTTCTGTAACTTTGTAGATGAAATAAGGTTACTAGAAAGGGAACTGAAGAAAGCCTTCCCTAAGAAGAGAATTGAGAATTATCGGGACTCAGGGAATAAGGAAAAGATCGAGAGTGATTTCAAAAAGGGAAAGGTAGACATAGTTATACTTCAAGTACACTCGGGAAGTACAGGGCTAAATTTTCAGGCCGCAAATGCGGTCATGTTCTATAGTACTAACCACAGTGCGGATGATTATTGGCAGGCTATCTCCCGAATCAAAAGACCTGGCCAAAAGAACCGAATGGAAGTTGTGGTTCTGATGTGTGAGGGAACCGTAGATGAAGATATAGCCGAAAACATCAGAGTCAAGACCAAGCTTATGAAGAACCTCTGGAAAAAATCTTGATTTACCCATTTACAAACTCCTGAGAGTGTGATATATTATAACCATACTAAACAACAACACTTTTTGGGAGGAATACAAAATGAAGATTTCTAACACCACTCTTCAGAAGCTCACCACCGAGGAACTCAACGATCTGGAATGCTTCTCTACTCTGGGCCTGGGGCTTTACCAGGGGGAACTCAAATCCAAAGTAAAGGTATCTGGTAAGTTTATTCTCAGAACCTATCGGGAATTCTCCAAAGCTGAGGTTTTCGAACTAGACACCTGGGAGGCTCACTTCATTCGACTGGCTGACTCTGACCAGGTTCCCTACTGGGCCTTCAGAATCTGGGATAAGGAGAAAAAGCAATATATCGAACTCTGGAGTCCAATGGTAGCCCTTCCCTTCCTCAAATAACAAGAAAGGCCCCCATTTACTGGGGGTCTTCTTTATGGTATAATATACTTAAGGAGGTAGTAATCTATGGAATATGTAAAGCATAAATACTCTAAGAGAGTTTATCAGGTTATGGAAGACCATGGGTCTGAACATCCATACCTGTCTTGCTTTCCTTATGTAAGATACTGTGGTCAATCCACCTTGAAGAAATTTTTTATTCCCAGTTTGGGACCTGTACAAGACTCAGAGATAACCATTCCACAGGAGATGAGGTGGGAGGAAAGGGAGCTTCTTCGGAGAGAGCCAATCCGGGTAAGAGCCCCAGTCTCAGGAAGAAGGGCTAGAGTTCAGAAACTAACCCCAGAAATTACCAAGGAGTATACCTTACTCGACCTTTGTGGAGAAATTGGGATGGATCCTTCTAAGGCTAGAAAGCTTCTTAGGGCTAAAGGTAAGCGGCCCCCAAATGGAACTTGGAAATGGCCCAATAAGAAAGATGCTAGATCAATTAAAAAGTTTTTGAAAAATCTTTAATTTACCCATTTACAAGTATCTAGAAATCTCTTATAGTGTAACTGTAATCAAACAATACACTTTACCAACTGAAAATCTTAAGGAGGAATACAAAATGATTAATCTGACTAACATCAATCTGGAGACCCTGAACCTCAAGAACCTGCAGACCCTCGCTAAAGAGTTCCAGGTAAAGTCCTGGTGGAACATGAAGAAGGCTGACCTTCTCACTGAGCTGACTAATATTCAGCTGACTCAGGAAGATGAAGCTGCTGTTAAGAAAGCTAATGAGGAGTATCAGAAGGAGTTAAAGGAGAAGGTCCAGAAGACTAAAGCTCCTAAGGTAGAAAAGAATGAGGAGAATCTGATTACCCTGAAGGAACTGGCTTCTGAGTTCCATATGAAAACTGCCAAAGCCAGAAGGCTTCTTAGAAACGAAACTGCTGCCCGTCCCTTTGGGGGTAACCGCTGGGAATGGGATAAGGATCTTCATAAGTCTGAGCTGGAACTGGCTAGATCCATCCTGAAGGCCCATACTAAGTAAACAAGAAAAGGTCCCCATCCACTTAAGGGTGGGGACCTTTTTTAATGAATATCTATACCGAGAGACTTAGTCTTCTCTCGATAATATTCATGGAGTTCTTCTTGCATATCCATAACTCCCACAGCATCAAAGGATATGGCTTTAAGTTTAAGGTATAGTCTATCCAGGTACTTAAGCTCTATATCCACATCAGATACTAGGTTACAAATCCTGTTGGAATCCGCCACGTAACCAAGATCAATAAGAGCTATGACATATTGGGAATAGAGCTTCTTAGTATTAGATTCCCCTTCCTGATACTCTTTAAAAGCCTTCTCCACAGTTTGTCTTCTAACCTGGGGAGTTACATCGAATCGAGTGTATTGTCCCCACTCAGTGGGTAGGACTTCGGGTTCCTGGGGTTGTCCCCCGACCAGGAGTTTATTATGATGGTTGATGTAATATCGACATAACCCCCTATGTTCAATCGATTCGGAAAAGTATTGGTATTCATGCATTCTCTTGAATCCCATGAGACCCAGGAAGTCAAAGAGGTCAGCCATTTGAGAATGAAACATAAGGGCTGTAATTTGATGATCGTGTATAGCCCTAAAAATATCCTCATGGGTCATTTCCCCCAGGGCCTTAGAATCCATTCCCATCAGAAAACCCCCTTACTTAAGCTAGTTTGACCATCCCTACACAGGTATGGTTGACTGTACCAGCCACCCCACTAATGTCTAGAGTAATGAGGGGGCGATTCACACAGCAGGTAGTAAGGCATAGGTCAGTTTCGATATGGTCGGTGTATACTGTTCCAGCAGTAACCGTTCTTTGACTGATAGCACAGGGAAGGGCAACTCCATCCTTGTAGAGTTGGATGATGGCCACTCCAGCTGCTGTGGGGGTATAGGTGACATCAGCAGAAAGGTGATATAGGCCAGACTTGTTCACCCGAATGCTAGCTGTATTTAGGGTAAGGGAGCACCCACTTTGAACCACAGAGTTAAACTCTTCCTTATTTACGGTCTCCACCTCTTTCACAGGGGCAGGTGTTTCGAGAACATAGGTATTGATGGTAGCTGTTCCATCTAGATTAATTTGCTTGGTATAGATCTTGTGGTTACCAAAGTCGGTAAAGACATGAATCCCCCCATCCAGATCAATCATAGCTCCCTTTACTTCATCAATAGAGGTAACTACCCTCCCCTTTATAAAACCTGTTTGGGAGCCCTGAGGAGTAGTTAGAGGACCACCTACCTGGGGGCATGGGGTTACACCACCCTGGGAGAATTGAGGGTACTGAGCCTCCATTTGAGCTAGTCTTTGCTGGGCTGGGGCCATAGGGTTAATATACCCATTATAAGGAGTATATCCTGGTTGTCCGAACATAGCTTGAATCCCCCTTTTCCTTTGTAATTATATTGTACCAGAAAGGGAATGAAAAGTGGTCTACACAAGGTCTTTCATAAGTCTAGAAAAGAACTCAACAAAAAAGGCCCCTAGCACAAATGTACTAGAGGCCTTTAGATTATAGTATTTGTTTTAGCTTCTTTAGGATCTTCCTATGTCTTTTCTTGATGGTTCCCTCACTATATCCGAGAAAATCCGCAATATAACGAAGGTCCTTATCATGAAGATAATGGAGCTCCATAATCTGCTTATCTTCTTCAGATAGTATACAGCGATTTAACAAATCAGAAAAGGTTTGTATCTCTACTATACTTCTAAGTTTATTTCGGGTTTCCACATGTTCAGTCATAGAGAATTCCCCCTAGGGTTTATTCACATATCGACCACAGGTGGGGCAGCGGGGATGAGAACTATCCTTGGGTTTAGAGTTTTTAGGGGTATTAGACTTAGAGGGGTGAGAGGAAGACCGGGTTCTAGTAGTCCTAGTTACCACTATCGTTTGTTTAGCCATTCTTACTCACCCCCCTTTTCCTGAAGGGCTTCTTGATGGTAGGTAGCATTTTCTCCAGCTTAGTATATATTGTTTCCAGTTCCTTCCCCGGTGTCCTGGGTTACAGTTGTAGTTTCAGTGGCATAATCCCATTTGGATTCATAACAGAGAAAGGAACCCACTAAAGCTAGATTCACCAAGATACTAATGACCAGAGCAACCCAAAGTCTTTTACAATCGGCTGCTCTATCCTGTAGAAGTTTCATGGTGATTTTATTAAGGGCAATACTTTGATCTAGAGCATCTTCCTCAGATCTCAGAGTGCCCAATTCCCGAATGGGCGTGTCCATGCGATTCAACCTCCATCTGTTTAAGGTGATTCAAAAGCTCTATCAAAACTTGATGGGTATTGTTTAGATCCTGCAAATTGTGGAATAGGGTTTTAATTTGTTGTTCGTGGGAGTTTACCAATAGGGCAAGATCCTGTTGACTTGCCTTTATGTCCTTGACATCGGATTTAAGTTCAGAGATTCCAGCAATGGCCTGATTTAGTTTTTGTACTACTTCCCCATCAGCCTTTGCTCGACTGTTCATCCCAACTACAAAGGTTGCCACTCCCACCAAACAACCAATAACCCCGCAGACAAATACGATACTGTCCATATCAGGGTTTCAGAAGTACACCCCACGTATCAGGGCCGCAGATGCTATCAACCGTCAGACCGTTCGCCGCCTGACAAGCGCGGATGGCCGCGACGGTCGCCGCGCCGCAGATTCCGTCCGCGCCATAGCTGCCGCACTTGTAGCCCTGCGCGATGAGCGCACCCTGCATACTGCGCACCGCGTTGCCGCTGTCGCCGTTGCTGATCATCTGAGTTGCTACCATGATAATGTCCTCCTCGGTATTAGTATTGTTGTCTGTGATTGCCGTGCAGATCGCTTCAAACGGAAAATACTGTCCGGGGCAGCTGGTTCCAGCCACAGCCACATCACGATGGCCTACCACCTGGTTAACCCCCAGCTTATTCTTGAGGTACTGTACCAGTTCCTGACCCGCCTTCAGCTGCGCAGCGGGCATATCCTGCTCAGTCTGATAGTCACCCTCAAAGCAAATACCAACAGAGCGCCAGTTGCAGCTTTCGGCGTGCGCGCCAACTGCCCAGAGCGGACGGCCACGAACAACAGAACCATCCTTGCCTACAAAGAAGTGGTAGCCGATTCCAGCCCAGCCCCGGTTAAGGTGCCAGTTGTGAACATCCGATGCCGTGCAGGACTTGGCCGCTGCGTGGTGCAGAATGATCAGGTTGGTAACCTGACGGGTGGACAGTTCGTGCGCCCAATTGTACTCCTTCTCGATGATATTCATGTTACTCCTCCTTAGTCAGCTGCTTAACCGCCTGATTAATACCCGTAGCAGCCAGACCGGACACAACGCCCACAGCGGCGGCCGTGATCGGATCCGCCGCCGGGAAATCCGGGATAGGCGCGCAGTACAGGCTCAGCAGACCCAGACCGGCGCCAACCAGACCACAGATCACGGGGATAGCCTTATCAGGGCATGCCGGCCAGAGCTTGACCAGCGCGCCGATGATGTAGGCAATGACCGTGATGGCCGCTACGCTTGCGATTCCAATGTTCTCCATAGTGTATTCCTCCTTAGATTTATTGTTGACAGCTTTCGCTGTATCAACCTGTCCGTTTCCACACATACACAGCAAGATAAGGGGGCATATTGTTATGAGGCTGTCCCCAGTTATCAGCTTGAGTATACATACCATAACCTACACCAGCAGCCCCACTGGTTGAGGTCTCAATTACATTATCACCGCTACCAGAAGCCCATACCGCAGGGGGCATCTGAAAACGATTTAAGGTGACTTCTGATTCACCTCCCGTGGATCCTGCTTTGTAGATGGTACCTGCGGCCAGTAAGAACATGTCCTTGATGGGTTCCCAAGTCCCTCCGAAGAGTGTTTGAGGGTCAGTTGATTTAGTGGACACGTAAATACTTCCTACGGGGTATATGATGTCCAATAGAGGGGTGTTTTTGACCTTAATAGGGACATTGAAATTAAAGTCAGCTTCTCCCCAATCAAATACAGGAACCGTTTTACTGGCCAACTCCTTAGTAACCGCCGAAGTCAATTTATCAACTGCTCTTGCTTGGAATACATACCCTTTGGTATAATCCAGATTGGGGATTTCTACAGTCGCAGAATACTCCTTGGACTTTAAGGTGGGAGTAATATTAGTCCATTCCGAATATTCCCCGTACTCCTCTTTGTATCTGTATTGAAGGGTTAACTGATTGGGTACAGTTCCAAAGCTTCCGTTAAAATAATTTCCCTTAATGTTCAACTCAGCTATTCCAGTAGCACCCCCCACAGGGGTGACCACCAGAATACAAGTTACAGCAAAGTACTGAACCAGGGTAAGGCTTTTAGTGAGTTTCTTGGTATATCCCCGGGAATCAGTTACAGATACAGAAAAATCCCCGCTTTCAACATTTAATAGGGTGCCTGATGCTTTATTCAGGGCTTTTCCATCCCCACAGAGAACTGCATAACTTTTGATAGAAGCAGATTTCTTTGCTGTGGCTGTTACTGTTACCTTAGCAGTACTTACCCCTTTTACCAGGATAGAAGTATTCCCTGTAAGGGCTATTGTAGTAGTGTTAGAATCTACAATTGTTGCAGCAACATCGGGCATACAAGTATCAGCAACTGTATATGCATACAGGTCACCTCTTTGAGTGTCCCCAATTTTAGTACTGCCAGAGTATGTTGCACAATAGATTCCACCTATACCAACAGTAGCATTGGGAATTTGCGTGTAGAAAGCATCGGGAATAACCCAATCTACATAATCGACTTTGACTCCTGTAGCAATGGTCCCCTGTAAAGAGCCAAAAGAGTAGGTAAGGGTGTGAGTAAACCCAGAACTATAGCGGGTAAGGTTGATTCTTACCGTAGACCCAATATTTCCAGATACACCAGACACCTTAGATGCTCTGGGTATGGTTGTAAGAGTGAGGGATGCACTCTTTTTTACAACTCCTGCACTAATCTTGGTATCAATCGAAGATTCAACAGTAATACTTCCTGAACCATCGGAATTATGGGTTACAGTTAGAGTTGTGTCTACAATGGTTTTGGTGGTATTGGCCGGAAGTGTTGTGGTAATATCATTACGAACACCCGTTGCCCCATTGATCGACACCCAATATGCACCAGATAGGGTGTTGTTATTATGACTCTCCCCTGTCTGAGTAGAAGTCCAAAGGATACGAACCTGGGAAGTATTGGACTCAATGTCATAAGATAACTCAGTAAGGGTTAAGCTCTGTGAAACTGCCATATCAAATTACCCCCTTACCCAATCCAAAAGCAACCCGTTCGGTCACTCCCATAATCCTCAAAACGACTTCTTGAACCAATGATTAGATACTGATGCGCTGTAAGGTTGATTGCATCAACGCCTTGATCGTTAGCAGTTAACACTGCTTCTTTAGTGGAACCCGTCTTTCTATTAACCACCATACCGTTCTCATTCACAGTAGTAGAAGTACTAGCATCCGTTTTATCAATGGTCATACCATCAGCATTGAAGGTATAACCAGTTTTGGTATCTACACGAGTAACCCCATCACTCAGGGCTTCCGAAATAGAGATTGAAACATCGTCCTGAGTGACCTTCAGAGAAACTTCTTTTTCCAAGCTTTCCAGTTTCCCGGATAACTCAGAATTGGTACTATTCAAAGCTCCTTCAAGACTATTGGTCTGGTTCTCTAGGTTGTCTAACTTTTTATCTGTGGACTGTTGTTTGTTAGACAGATCTTCGTATTTCCCATCAGATTCTGCTTTATTCTCCTGAACAACTCTAACCGTAGACTCAATTGAGTCTCCTTGAAGTTTGATCTGAGCATAGGCATTTCTGATTTTACGGTTTAGTTTGGCTGTGTCAGTATCTTCAAACCCATATTCATCCGAGGACTCATTTATAGAACTTGAAGACAGTTTACTGCCAATAGGTTCCAAATCGTAAACAATAGAATAGTCTCCAACTTTAAAGAGATTGCTGTCCACAGAAAGGGTATCATCCCACTCTAAAAGGGGGTTGACCAATACGTCCTTTACATGGATTCCCTGAAACAGGTCTCCAGTAAGTTTACTTTTGGCATAGTCTGCTATAGTTTGAGTAGCATATGGACAGTCGGCCAATAGGTCATGTTCCAGTGATTCCCCACTGGCCACATAATTGTTGTCATCAACAATCAGAATTACCTGCCCAACCTTGTACATACCCCCTACAGTATTTGCTTCAGTGTAGTTACCATCTAAAGAGGTACCAGAGGAAGCAACTTGGGGGATAGACAACATAAGGGTTTGCTGGGGGGTAATGTAAAAGTTGCCCCCGTGTGCAGCTGCAATAAACCCCCAAACTTGCCGAATGGTGTATTCTGTGGGGAGTTGAACGATCCAGTCATCGCCTTCTTGAATTGTAACTCTTGGATCAAGGATAAGTCCAACTCGTTCGAGAGATTCGGTCATCACCGTTGACATACTCCTTGGCCACTCTCCTACTGTCGTTCCTGCAGGGATGTAAGGCTGATTGGCAGTGTTCATCTTATCCCGACAGAAAAACTTGGTCCATCCATCCTCGTAATTGGTACGGGTATAAACCAAATACTTACCCAGGGATAGATAGTCAGACTCTAGATTCTGGGTTTCATCGACTAGTTTAACACTAATCTCAACTTCAGATCCCGAATCTACTACCACATCTTGCTGATAAAGCACGAATTCAACCGCCATGCAAGGGGTATTTCCTATAAGCTTATCAGTGGTAAAAATAGACCCAGAAAATTTTATACTCTCTGATTCAATCAGAGAATCAGTAAAGAGGGGAGAGTTCTTTTTGCCAGTAAATTGTATTTTATAGGAACAAACCCTATTTTTAGAGGCCCAAAGGATGTTCCAGTTTTTGGGGGCTGTTCTCATTTATTGTTCCTCCAAACTCAGGGATAGCCCAGACCAATAGTTGGTATTATTGACATTTTCCAGAGCAAGGGTAATATCCCCCACAGAGGGAATAAACACCCGAGTCCTTAGCCCATCTACAGGATCAGTATATACCAAAGTTACATAGTCTTTATTAATGGCCGTGATAACACTTTGGAGGGTTGACTCCGGCATAGGATCAAAATCCACTGCCAGAGTCAATTTTCTGACTTTTGTGATATACAGAGTTCCATCAACGGCTATTCGGGATTTTGCCTTTCTCTCAGTATATCCTCTGGATAGATTATTATCCTTCAGGTAGGGGGAAAGATCAACCCCATCAATTGTAAAAGTCATACCTTTACCCTCCTTAAAGTTAGACCTTGAGTTTAACGGTTCCATCTGTCTCGGTAATAGTATTGATATTATCAATTGCCACATAGCCGAGCTCTCTACCATCAACTTGCATAACAATGTTTACAGGTTGTTTCACTGTTTGTTGTTGAGGTTGATTGGTGATTTGATTCTTAGACTCCTGTTTCGTTAGGATACGCTCACCCTCATGAACCTTAACATACATATCTCTGGGGACATAATCCAAACCAGAGGCATAGGATCCCTCTGAACGACTGGATCTAGTAGAAGAAGCTGCTGCAGTAGCATCTTTATAACCCTGTTTAGCAGAACTAAAGATACTAGCAATTTTCTCCTTAACTCCTTCTATCCAGCTTTTAATGTTCGACCAAATGGACTTAAGTCCATCCCAGAGTCCATTGAAGATGTCTCTTCCAATTTGCCACATTCGGCTGGGGAGGGTAGACAAATAGGATATGGCCTGATTAAACCACTCTCGGAATTTCCCAGGAAGTTCAGAAAGCCCTGTGGAGATTCTATTGATAAAGTCGGAAATAATTTGTTTAGCCGAACTATAGGTATCAGAACCCCACTGTTTAATCCTTCCTAGGGTATTAAGGAGCCAGTTCCAGACCCTTCCAGGAAGTTCAGACAACCAGGTACTTACACTATTGAGAGTATTGACCATCCAATTTTTAATGGAGGTATAAGTGTCGATACCCCATTGCTTGATCTGATTATAAGTTTCCACAAGCCAGTTCCAAATTCTACCAGGAAGTTCAGAGACCCAAGTGACAATATTCTGAATAGTGGTTGTAACCCAATTTGAGATATTCTCATAGGTTTCTGTACTCCATTGGGTGATAGAATCATAAAGGTCTATTCCCCATTGAACAACACTTCCCGCGAGATACCCTAGCCAGTAGGCCACAGTTTCCGGCAGAGAGGTGAGCCAATCAATAATTGATTGAGCTGTGTTTGTAAGCCAATTCCAGACCTTTCCAGGGAGTTCTGTAAACCAAGTGGTAATGGAAGTCCATATTCCACTGAACCAGTCTCCAATGCTCTGGAATACCGCTTGAATACGTTCTGGAATAGATTCAAACCAGGCCGAGATACTGGCTATAGTGGTATTGAACCATTCAACTACTGAACTAAAGGTACTCTTAATCCCTTCCCAGAGATTAATCCAAAATTGTCGGAAGGACTCGCAGTTGTTCCACAGGTAAGTGAAGGCCGCTACCAGGGCCGCTATAGCCGTAATAACCAGCCCAATGGGATTAGCCTTTAGGGTAGCCATCAGGGCTGTTATAACGGGCTTTATGGCCAAAATAACGGTCTTGGCTTTATTAACTATGGATATGATAGAGGTGATAGACTTTACTACCTTTCCCAAAATCAGAAGGACCGGCCCTACCACAGCAGCTACTTCGGCTATTCTAACTATGGTTTCCTTCTGAGCCTCAGTAAGGTTATTTACCCAGTCCACAGCCCCTTGAAGAAGACTCACCAGGTCCCTAATCAGGGGCATGAGTAGATCCCCGAAAGCTATTGCAGCCCCCTCTAGAGCAGACTTAAGGATGGTTAGCTGTCCATTAAGGTTATCGAGCATGGTGTTGGCCATATTTTCCGCTGTACCATCGGCATTGTCAATAGCCTCGGCCAGCTTATTAAAGTCAGTCTCACTGGAATTGACTATAGCTAATAGTCCAGACATACCCTCTTTACCGGCCAGCATTGATGCCACCTGAGCGGACTCAGCTTCACTTAGATTACCAAATCCTACCTTGAGATCCTCCATAATCTCTCGCAGAGACTTCATGTTTCCTTCAGAATCAGTGAGAGACACATTCAGGATCTCCATAGCAGAAGCCACAGTATCTGTGGGATCAGCCATGTTGGTCAGTATGGTTCTTAGGGCTGTACCAGCCTGACTAGCTTTAATACCACTATTGGCCATTAGGCCTAGAGCTATAGAGGTATCTTCGGCAGTATAGCCCAGAGCACCAGCTACGGGGGCTACATACTTGAAGGACTCACCCAACATGCTAACATTGGTATTCGCACTATTGGAAGCAGCAGCTAATACATCAGCAAAATGAGCCGAGTCTTTAGCCGTAAGTCCAAAAGCTGTTAGAGCATCCGTGACAATATCAGAAGTTGCAGCTAGATCCTCACCAGAGGCAGCTGCAAGGCTCATGATGCCTTCAATACCATCCAACATGTCTTCGGTTTTCCAACCAGCCATTGCCATATAAGTAAAGGCATCAGCAGCCTCAGAAGCACTGAACTTTGTTTTGGCCCCCATCTCCTTGGCCTTTTCACGAAGACGATCAAAATCATCTCCTACGGCTCCAGAGATTGCCTGAACCTTTGACATGGAAGAGTCAAAAGTGGCTGTGGTATTCACAGCTACAGTACCGAGACCCACAAGGGGGGTAGTAAGGTTTTTGGTGAGGGTTTTTCCCGCTCCAGTAAAGGCACTTCCAAGCCCTGTTAGCTTGTCAGAGATGGAAGCCTGCTCATTACTGAAAACTTTCAGTTGGTTTATAGCTCCTTTGAGACCATCCTTAAATCCAGTGGTATCAAGGAGAAGATAACCAACTGCACTTCCCATGTTTATCAAGTTTCCACCCCCTTACTGGTATTTGGAATAGATATCGCTAAATGAGGTGTACTTGGTACGAATATAGATCTCTTCCCCTGAATCTACCCTGTTCATAATATATGCACAGGCTTCATCAAAGCAATAAGCTGTATATTCGTCCAAGTCACCCATTAGCTCAGAAGGTCTTATTTTATAACGTTGAGCGATGCCCAGAATTCTTAGGATATTACGACTCCCCACGAAAGGGCTGAAGGGCTTTGATCCCCTGCTGAGTGTAGTTGAAAATGGCCATATATTGCTCATCAGTTAGTTCCACTCCAGCTTCCTTTAGTTGGGAGTAAGTGGGCTCAACGAAAGAGGCCTCACAAAGAATGTCCACAATGGAAAGCACCTCTTTGAGAGCCCCCTCGTTATTGGAGTCCACTCCTTTGCCCATAAACAGGGAGTTGGCAGTATTCAAAAGGGAGTTGGGGATCTTTCCGGTCTTGGCCAGAGCCATCATAGAGGGTCTACGAAGTCGAGCCACAAAGGGCTGATTCTCTGCGAAGTTGGGAAGCTGAACCAGCTGGCCCTGACTATACTGTTGAAGGTCACTTAGGGTAGTAACCTTCGGAGAAGATTTACTTGCCATTGTTATTCACCCCCACTAACTGCAGGAAGATCTGCAGCATCAATGTACTCAATTTCATACGGGGCTTCCCCGGTATTAGGAGCCGAGTTGATAGTGTATTCAGGGGCACGAAAAGCCCCATCTTCACTGCTGAATGCAACCGGAACACCCTGGCAGTTGGGGTACTGGATCTTCTCATATCCCGTAAGCAGACCCGCCGCATTGTAGATAGCTGAATATGCTCTTAGAGTGAAGACCTTACCCTTATCGGTAGAACCTGCAACCGGGGGGGTATAACTGGCCACTCCGAAGCCCTTGTCTGTATCGACCTTGGTAGTGTGGCCAGTCTCACCCCAATACTTCACCGTGCCACCCTGGAGAATAGCAACGATCTCCGGATTGAACACGTTGTCGGTAAGGGTAATGGTGTTACCCGTGACCGTAGTCACAGAGGGCTTCTGAGCAATGAGTCTACCCTTTACAATGAGTTTAACGGCATCCTCAGTTTCAGACTGGATGTTGACCTCAATTTGGGAAGCCGTATCCAGGATAATCTCATCCTTTCCAGAACCGACTTCCTGAATGGTGACAAGGTTAACATCAATAGTAGGGATCTCATGACCCTTCTTGGTTGCCATTGTCATTCCTCCTTATAATTGTGAAATTTACGATAGTTGATATACTGTGTAGAGACCATATGTGCTTTAACCGAATCATCATAAAAGGATGCCGTTCTATAATGGGCCGAACGAAAGATGGGATATATCTCCTTCATAGCCTCTTCCACCGAGTGAACGTACTCTTCTAGCTGGGTAAACTTTTCTTTGGGTACATAGCACATAATGTCATAAAGACATTGAATTGAGCTAAAGTCCCCAAATTGTAATACCCCTGCATCCTTAATTACGAGATAGGGGCTGATGCACTCCCCCTGCTTTTGTGCAGGGGAGTACACAGAAAAGCCCTTAGACCTCAAAAACACAAATAGGTCTTTGTATCTTGTACTTTCTGGCATCAGCTTAACCTCTCTAACAACTTTTGGAATCCCGGCATAATCTCAGAAGGTCCCACATATTGAATGGTCGGGGGGATTATCTGAAATCTTTTCTCATGGGCTAGCTCTAGCCAGATACCATAGTCCACTCCATGGGCCAGGGTTAATTGATAGCCCTTTTGAACTTTACCAGAAGTACCAGTAAGGCGTTGTCTGGCATGACCAGTTCTATCAGTCCAAGGAGCTTTATCTCTAGCATAGTTCTGGAGCTTAAGAGCCGAGGTTTCAGCATACATTCGGATAGCCTGTTCAGACTTACTCTCCAGGGAGTCTAGCCAAGATTCCATCTTAGAGGTATCTAGGGAAAAATTACTCATTTAAGGACCACCTCCAAGGAAATGTCACAGGCTACGCCCAGGTTGTTTATATCTCGTAGATCTATTACCTTATAGTCTTTACCCTCTATGGTTACTACCATACCTTCACTAAGCTCCATAGAGTCTTCGGAAAGACACATGATTAGGGAGTCGGGCTTAGTTTTAACATTGGATCCATCAGAAGCAGAGCCAGTAACATATCCCTGAGTTTCGTGATATACCCCAGGAATGTCCACAGAATACTCTACTTCATCAGGTTCTCCAAATTGGTTTTTTCCATAGGCTACAAAGGTATAGGTTTTTCCCTGGGACTGGATAAACCGGATGAGCTTATACCTTTCGAAACTAATATTCATCAATATCACCCCTTAAGGATTCCGGAATTAAAGGGGCGATACTGAGAAGCTAGTCTCCTAAAGTATTTACTGGTATCAGCTGTGGAAAGGCCACTTACGGAAAGAGTGGTGTCCTCAGCCTTAACCAGTAAACATTGATAGGCCGAAGCTCTTACATCTCCACCATTTTGGTCGAGATAAAAATTGAGCTGCTCATCAGTAAAGAAGGGGATCTCCCCTTCTCTAAGAATGAGCTTTAGGTTATCTAGATCAGACATGGGAGTATACCCCCTTATTCTTTATGGGCTTTAATAGCCTCCATGAGCTCCTCCCGAGTTTTAAGAGACTTGGTCTTAATCCCTAAAAGGGAAGCATACTGCTTAAGCTCCACTTCGGACATATTCTTAAGCGTATCCTCCTCACTGAGGTCTTCAGGGGAGTCCTCCTGGTCAGAGGGGGGATTACTGCCCCCACCCTCTTCCAGGGCCTTAGCGAGCTCCTGAAGGGGCATAGTGGGGGCAGTATTCACTACAACCCAGCCGGCGGGGGAGTACATCTCCTTGAAGGCCCCCTTAGTGACTATCAAAGTCTGTTCCCCATTGGTAATTTTGAGCATAGTATTACCCCCTTAGGTTAGGAGTGAATAACGTCCAGAATATAGACCTGATCAGCAGCCTCAAAAGAGGGCAGGGAGATCATGGTCACCTTGGTTTCAACATTCACTGGATCAGCCTTGTTGATGGAAGTGACCGCCACACCGACATCGGTAATGGAAACATTGGCCACAGCCTTGCCCATTAGATCAGACTCCTCCGGGGTAGTGCCAAACCAGGTAGTACCCAGAGCACCCGAAGGGAACATAACGAAGGTGTCATCGGGAACATACTTGGTAGCCGACTTAGAGTCGTTGTTGTAACGCTTAGAATAGACCACAACCTCCAGGCCATAAGTGTCCTGTAGATACTGCTTCAGGACAGAGTCGGTCAGGGTAGCCTGGCCCTGGGACAGAACATAGATGGACTTCTTAAAGATCTCATTCTTGAGCATATAGCCCCAGGTCTTACGAGAGCAAACCGCTCGAGTAGGACGAACACCCGTATCATCCTCGATCAGGTCCTGACCAGCCACAATGTCGGCTCCAATGTCAGCGGAGGTACTGCTCCAGGAGGTAGTCACAGTGACCTTGTGGGACGAAGGAATGCCATAGTCATAGCTGTAGTTCTGACCGTTGGCAGTGATGGAGATAGCTCCCGTAGTTAGGGCCATCATACGCATCTGCTCACGACGAGCGGCAGCACCCTCCAGCAGAACCGTGTTATCATTGAAAATGCGATTCAGCACCGCATCGATATAGGCCTGGTTGCCAGTCTCCAGGACCATATTTAGCTGCTGGCGCAGCTCCTCATCGATATACAGAGACTCCTTGAAGAAGGGCATCTCCGCAGTCAGACGATCAAAGCCGATACGCGGACGGGGAACCGCTCCCACATCGAAGGCAGAGGGCTTCAGAACCACCGGTAGACCGGCAGAACCCTTGATCCACTTTAGGTCGAGGCCCAGCTTCTTCTGGGCCGGAAACAGGGTCTCACCCAGGTAAGGCGGACGATCTTTGGTAAGAGTCTCCCAATAGGAGACCATCTCATTGGCATTGACAAAGTCAAAAATAGTGGGCATTTAGATTTTCCTCCTTTATAAATTATTAGGGAAATTACTTTAGGAAAGTGACCTTACCGGCCAGCTCAGTCATCCGAGTGGCAGTGATAAGGGTAGCAGTGGTAGTATCGATCTTGGTCAGATCAACAAAACCCCAGATGAGCAGGGTACCATTGGCATCTCCATCGGTAACATCCACATCGTGGAGAAGGATGCCGGTAGCGGCCTTACCATCTCCCTTACTGGCTGCACTTTCATCCACAGCCTTAACGAAGGCCGTATTACGGGCGGTTAGATCGCCGCTCAGCGGAGTGCCCGCGGGAACGATCTTACGACCATCACGAGTAATGGAGTAAGCATCATCCACCCGAACTCCCACAGACACCTGATTCTGAACATTGAACAGAATCTGAACCGGGCTACCATAGGTAGTCTTTTTGATTCCAGTTTGATTGAGCATTGTTTCTTCCTCCTTTAATTGTTAAAATAGGGATTTTTAGCATTGTGGATAGCCTGAGCCCCCAGACGAGAACCTAGACCACCCTTTTTCTCCGAGCCTTCCTTTCTCTTAAACCCAGACCCCCCTCCGGTACCCTTGTCACCAGAACCAGAATCGAAGTCTCCGAAAAAAGCCGAGTACTTAGTACCCTCCTTCATCTCCTTAACCACAGTGGCTAGGTCTTTATCCTCAGACACTTTGGCCATGGCCAGGGTAATGACATCATCAAGGTATTCAGGCTTACAGCCAGCAGACAGAACCTCTACCTTGGCTTCAGCTAGAAGGGCTCTCTTCTCAGCCTCCTGCTTGGCCTTAGTCTCAGCAGCCACAGTGTCCTGGGCCTTCTGAATGTCGGTTTTGTCTTTCTCTAGGGTCTCTTTGTACTTGGCTAGGCCATCTTTAGCAGACTTGGCATCCTCAACCCCAAGCTCCTTTAGGAGGGCCTTTTTGGCAGACTCTTTCTCCTTCTTCAGGAGGGCATTTACGTACTCCTGAGTAAAGGTTTTCCTGGACTGACTACCAGTACCCTCATCCCCATTGTGGTTGTCCTGGTTTTCAGGATCTTCCCCACCTTCAGCAAAAAACTGAAGTCCAATGTTTCTGAGAGTGTTTTCATTGTAATTGCCCATATTGAGCTCCTTTCCCCAGAGAGACAGCTCTGGTCTGTGATACCCTAACTGTTCTTTTACGCCTGCAATTGGTGAAAAGGCATACAAAAGAAGAAATAACTCTTCAGTTAGTTCCCCTTCTGATATTTAGGACAGTCTTCCCCTTTAAAAACCCGACTGGGTTTTAGGGGGTATTCTTCGCATTGAGAAGTATTCCCAAATACTTCAGAATCATCAAACCGAAACTTACAATCTTTACACTGTAGCATTGAGTTGGTGATTCTAGTGATGGATCGAGCTTCACTTTCAATTCGAGCTTTGAGGTCTTTCATAAGCTATTCCTCCTTCGCTGATATTATACCACAACAGGAGAGAATTGTAAATGAGGACTTAGGGAATTATCTCCATAAAGATTCTGATCCTGGAGTACATATGCCCATCAGACTCTTCCACAGAAAGTATTCTAACCATAGTTCCAGCATTTAATAGGGTTTCTCCCTCATTGGTTCCATAGTGGGATATGTTCATAATGGATGAAGCTGAAGTACCTGGAGGGGCATGAAAGATTATCTCTACCGGGTTACTAAAGCCCCTATCCCAAAGACTGGAAGTACTAGTAAAACCACTGTAAAGACCAACCGTACCAGAGAACTTTTTATTTAGCTCCTCCACAGAAAGTCGAGATAATTTGTCCACATTATCATCAAAGTCCCCAGGCATAAAGCCAGCCAGGTCTCCAAGATTAGTTCCCCTTCGTAGGTATAGAGACTCTGTGGTCTTTATAGAGCTTAGTCCCTTTTTGGCCTTTTCAATGGCCTCTAGCTGATTAGGTCTAATTCCCGAGTCAGCTATGGCCTGTTCTTTGCTTAGGCCCCTTCCTAAAAGTCTTAGATACCCATTCATCTCCTCGAAGCTACTACCTGTATATAGTCTTAGGGCATCTAGCTGTTCTTGGGGAAGATTCATTAGCTCCTTATTCTCCCAATCCAGCATTCCCTTTTGGGTATTCTTTTTTACTCCAGCTATCCATTCTTTAATATTAGGAGTAGAAGACCTTTTAGGTCTCTTAGCCTTAGTAGCCTTAGGGGATTTTAAAATAGAATCCTTTACTTTCTTAGGGGATTTGAACCCCCCATGGGAAAACATACTCTTAGCCCACTTATCCAAGTCTGGATCCTTTTTTCCATTGGCCCAGTCACCTAGCCTCTCAGCTATAGAGTTCATGTCCCCTGTGAGTTCCACAATGAAGGTACACATTCCATTGGGGTGATCCAAAGGGAGATTGTTTGCTGAATAGATTTGGCCATCCCTACTATTACAGAGCTCACAGGTACGAGTAGAGTGAGCTGATCTCCACCTATACCCTTTTACAAAGGGATTATACTTAGTAGAGGCCAGTAGACTTTGCTGATATGCATGAGAGACCATGGTTCTAGCCAGACGTTGAGCATTATAGTCAATCTTCTTAGAAGTTCCAGGATATACTTTGGACCAATCCCACTCTTTCTTCGCAGAGGGATTAACATACTTCTCTAGGTCTTTGGCTATATCATAAGCAGATTTATTGGCCGCTATACCTGAAGCCACAATCTTATCTATGTCATGAGCATGTTTTTGAGACTCCCCCCAGATAGCCTTACTTAGGGTCCATCCTTCACCATAAAGCTTTCCCATGGAGACCAGAGACACTATGTCACCGGGAACAAAACTGTAAGCCCCCTTTATACTGATACCAACTTTTTGAAGCCAGTCATCGTTAGCTTGAACCACAGATGAGGAGGTATCTTTCATTCCCTTCTTGATCTGCTTCTCCAGTCCTTCCCCTAAAGACTTATATTCAGCCTTCAATTGTTTGATAAGCTTATTGAGATAGGTCTTTCGGAGGGACTGGGAAGCTGTACCCTCCCCCTGTAAAGGGAGAGCATCCATCTGCTTCTTTAGCTTTAGATAGACCTCGTGATACAGTTTAGAGATCTCTACTTCTTGTTCTTTAGTAATGGATAGTCTAGCCTGCTCACCATCCTGAAGATTGATTTTTGGCACTGTAACTCACCTACTTAGGAAGTAACTTCTGTAGCCGAAATGGTTCCAGAGTCATCAACCGTAAGCTTAAACAGCTTAGTAGACCCAGTCGTGGAAGATGCAATTACTACATCGTTGGGGATTGCCGTGGTTGTAATTTCAGATGCAGTCATTGTAACCTGAGCCCACTGAGTGAGCCTATTACCCGAAAACTGGGGTGCCCGGAATACGATCTGGGAGTCATTGTAATCAGCTAAGGGAAGTTCCAATGAAACTGTATCAAACTTGGCCTTCACTACCTTACCAGCCTTACAAGCCGCCAACGTATCTGTAAGGGTTTTGTCAGCTGAGAGCACACCAGAATCATTCGGTGTAATAACAACCACAAAAGAAGTAGGGGGATCCACTACAGACCACTTTCCTGCTAAAACCCCAAGGAGCTTAGCATTATCAGCAACGGTAACTGAAGGCATAATATCAGCAAAAACCTCAGAAGGGGTTTTTGCCACTACGGGGTTTTTCCAATATCCCCCCCCCTTCAGGTACTTATTGATTTGGGGGGCGCCAGTTCTTAATAGGTCTGTATACACATATTGTACCCCCTGAATATAGCAAGCGCCTGTTCTATACACTATAAGGTAGCATACCCCAGCTTCCTGCTGAGTCATAAATATGTTATTATAATTTAAGTTCTCCCCAACAGGGGGTTCTATATACAGGGGAATTCGGGTGTTACCTATATAGATATACCTGGCAAAATGATCTGCCTGACCAGTTGAAGAAAATAACACCCTAAAAGTGCTTCCCTCCACTAAACCAAACGAGGGGTATATATGGGGGTATGATGTACCTTCCCGTTGTATCCAAGTTGCTTTTAAAAGGGGGATCCCATAATTTTCAGCAGTTGAATCCGCTGTTGTAGTGATTCGTTTTCTCAGGTTTGACTCCAAAGCAACCAAATCTTTGTCAATCTCTTTTTTATTCTGGTCTATAGATTTCTGAAGACTTGTTGTGGTTATGATTATTTGATTCTGTACAGCTCTAAGCTTAGTGAATAAACCACTGAGTAGAGTTTTAGCATACTCAAGGTTCAAAAGCAACTTTGAGCACCCCCTTATTTTTTCTTGGTCTACCCTTGTTAGAAAAAAACCACTCTTGTCGAGAATAAGACATAACTTTTTTATTACCCCAGTTAGCTTCAGGAGCTGGGGTAAAATACTCAGTTCGTCTGATGGATCGTCCGGGACACAAAACACTCTCATCCCCAATGTGCTGTACCGTTGCGGGAATGGTTGTAAGTACTCTTACCTGATTCCTTAAAGCCCAATCCAAAATGCCATCATCATCGGGTATGTTGTCATTAAACTTTTCTTTAATATATCTAAAGCAAGGTTCAATGTATACCACAGGCATCACAATGGCAGCACCAAAAAGGGAATGGGCTTTAAAATATGGGGTATCTACATTTTCAACCTCTGGGTTTTTCTTCATAAACTCATAAGGAAAAAGGGAGATTATGTCCAGTGGGTGTGTAACTGTCATTTGTGTTACGATTTCCCCGAAGTTATTGCACACTTCAATATCATCAGCTAAAGCAACTCTATGAGTTACGCCATTAGGAATGGGAGCCAGCCATGCTTTTTTAGCGGTGTATAGGGTTATCCCCCCATTAGGTCTATCATCATAGTGAACACAAGATTCATCTAAGTTCAGCTTTTCTCTGAGAGGGTAAATCATAAAATCCCTATCATGTACCCCATAGATTTGAATATCAATTGACATTCAAGTCACCAAAGGGGTAATTGCAAAGGAGGTATAGTCACCATTCGCAATCCATGTATTCCCTACGCCATTATATCTTACCTCATCAACCCCTGAAGACTGATATTGTTGGAATTCAGGAATTACCCCTACACTCCAATCCCCACTATTGTTCTGAAGCCAAAACCCCCTAATTTGGGAATAAACCCCACTGTATTCGTCAAAGTAGTAGTATACAGTTTTACCACTTTGTAAAGCAGCCAAAACCTTATCACCATAGGAAGTATCGGTGGTACTAAACTCATCATCTTGGGGATTAATGACAAATACTCCACCGGAACCCCTTACAGCACTCATAGGCATTTGAATAGGGTTACCATTTTCAAACCCCATTATGGTTGTACCTTCAGCAGGATTCTCTACTGTATCAATTTGATTGAGGTTCTTGAACTTAAATTCCGCCATAATATCACTCCTTTATAAGATGTAAATTTCTCGTTCTAGAGAGATATACATAACCTCATCTTGATATGCAGGGGTTACTATACCAAACTCTGAAAGATCTTTAATGGCTTGATACCCGTCTACAAGGCTTAAATACTTTTCGTCCAGTGTATGAACACCCCCATCAGAATCCTCCCAATGTGTACGGTTCTTGATATAATCCTTTGCATTAGGGTTATTCTGATTCCAGTCTGACTGGACTTTATCAGAAAACTCCTCAACAAGCTTCTGATACAAATCAGGAGTAGGGGGAACCGGGGGAGTTCCACCGGACTTAAAGCCCACAGAAACGGGGAGGATGATTTCATTCGCTGTAGCGATAACGGGGGAGGTCGTGTCTTCAGGATAACCCTTGACCCGAATATTTACCCAGCCTTTGACCAGCTCAGACGGGCAGAAGCACTTATTGTCGGAGACATCGACATTATATGTGCCGCTCTTCTGCTCAAACTGAGCAATCTTTCGCAGGTTGGCCCACTCTTCGGAAAAGGAGAACTCAATCTCACTGAACTGAGACTGACCCTGGGGAATGGGGTAAGGTCGACCATATAACCGAGCTTGATCTTTCTGAACAATGATCTTATTCATTGATTACCTCCTCAGCCTCAGCATCATTCTCCATAGAGTTAGTAGAGTCCATTCCCATAAAGGAATCCTCCAGAATTTGTCTCTCCAGGGCAATCTGTTTGATTTCCATATCCGCTTCCTCATCAGTGAGGTTACGCCACTTTCTCATATAGGCCTTCTTGGACATAGTTTGAGCCTGAACCTCAGCCAGGTCAATTTGCTTCTCCTCCACTTCATCCTCAGGCAGGGGGTACTGATTATCGACCCTAACCTCAAAGAGGACATTGGGGATGGGCTCTTCAATAAAAGGTTTAGCCGAATTAGGATAAAGCCTAGCCCCATCGATGATGATCTTTACGATATTTTCTAGGGCGGGTCTCCAGGCCAACATCTTTTCATCACAGCGAACGATGAGGCCCCAGTAAATAGCCTTTAGGGTCTTGCCACTGGAGACTACACCCTTCAAGGCCTCAGGAGACACATCAGGCATATCCACAGTGTCGTACATACTGGACTTGATTCGAGATAGAGTGGAACTAATGGCATTGGTATAGTTCATAGAGGTTTCCAGAACACCAACTTCACCAGTTACCCCCTCAGCAGAGTTCTGGTCTGTGGAAAGATCCCAAAAGGCACCAGCTGCGATAGATAGGTTTTTAGTGGATTCAGGATTCATATCCCTAGCCCATCGTACAGGGTTCATTCCCTGTCTCTCAGCATCCATATCAGCATTGGACAGTCGAGAAAACCAGCTCTCAAACTCTTCTAGGTTAGAGATCTCCGACTCACCAAGCATATCCCCGGTTAGACCATCATTCACTATGACCCCAGCGGGAATATAGTTAAACTTAGTAGGTCTATCAGGGGTAATCTCATCGATGAGAGTTCCCAGACCATCATAAATGGCCTCATTGATCCAGCAGTAACCACTATTCATCCAGTACTTCTTCTTGTAGATTCTTTGATCTGCCTTGGTCTTGGAATCAATGACAGTATAAAAGGCCACAATCTTGGTGATAAGGTCACTATCATCTTCATCAGTCTCGTATACGAACTCCAAAGAAGGAATGAAATTAACCTTAATGGTCTGCTTCTCTTCATCGAAGTTAACAAAGTAGGCCACACGCTTGCCGATGAAGCAGTCTTTAGCTGCCTTTAGCAATTTTGAGCGGAAATGATTCTGGGAAAGAACGTTATCCACCAGAGTTTGGAGAATAGAGCCCTGAACCATAGCCTGCTCATGGTCTTTCTCATCGTGTGGAATCTCTACCCACAAATCGGGAGAATGGGAAAAGAGAAAACGAGCCTCTTTATTGATAAGGGAAGAGGCCTGTTTAAATCTTAGGTTCGAAGGAACATAGTCACTTCTGGATCCCTCGGACTTGAACTGAGCCCCCCGTTCATATACATCGTAATATCCGATGATCTCAGCCATCTCAGCCAGAACTCGGGATCCATACAGACCTTCTAGCTCCCCAGAGATAAGGCTATAGGGAATGCGAAGGCCAGAAGCCACCACATCCACTCTTTCAATATCGACCATTGGGTATCACTCCTTTCAACGAAAATTTCCTTTATCTATTCGGTATTTGAGGCTCCTTTGATAGCCCAGGAAGAAGCCCTCCTTTACCTTTTGTTCATTGATATGCGCCTTATACCTTTGATACTCTATGTACTCAGTACACTTAGCATGACATCCACTCTTTCGACTGGTGCAGTTAAAACAAGGTGGCTTCAAGCAGCTTCACCACCCTTTCGACTGTTACGGGGAACATTTTTCATGTCAGCCACAGTATAAGTATCTAGACCATACCAAATAGCCGAGAAGGTGTGTGGGTCAATGTTAAACTCATCATAGATGAGATCTCCATTTTTATCAACCTGATAAGTAAGACCCTTAAGCTCTTTGATGCAGTTCTTACACTCAGGGGAACAAATGATCTTATGGAATCGTTTGACCTTACGAGTATTCTCCAAACGAGAACCAGCCCACTTTCTACACTTTCTCATTCGAAAGCCTGACTGTTGATAAAAGGTAATAGCTTTAGGCTCAGCAGCATCAGCAATGATTTGTACCTTATCCATACCGAACTCTTGAAGCTCTTTAGCCGTTTTATCATCGGTCATGTGGTTTTTATAATACTCCCAGTAGATATAGAGAATCTTCTGTTCATCATCCACAGCCATACGAACAAGAGCGTTGTAAGAGGTCTCAAATCCAAAGTCCATACCATTGAACTTGAACTTGTCAGGAATAGAAGCCACTTTGGACATGACATCCAGATGGGACTTTGCCACTTCAAACTGGGGAAGAACCTTAGTACCATTGATACCAAAATGACCCAAACGAGCGATTCGATATAGATCCGGATCATAGGACCTTATTTCATCCAACTGTTCAATGTAAGAAGTCGGTAGAAAATGATTGTCATCTACAGTTGAGTGATGGTAATAGGTATCTTTGGTTCTGATGATTCTCTTTTCATAGAGCTCCTCATCATCCAGAATGAATCGATCCTTCTCCTCATCCTTAAAGAACTGCTTATATGTCCAGTTCCCTTTGTCCACAGGATTCTCAGAGAGGATAAAGTGAATACTTAGGGAAGGGTGTCGAGCACGACCCAGTAGTTCTTTATAGCCAGTGTATTTAAGCTCGGAAGCTTCTTCTATCCAAATTATGGTAACTCCGTTGATGGACTTCAACTTAGCAGGCTTATCCATCCCCTTAAAAATAATCTGAGAACCATTACGAAACTTGATCTTCATTGGGGACTGAATGAATCGCATAGCCGGAACTCCATGTTTATCATCGGTAAGGTGTAGATCCTCGGCCAGTTCCTCAAATAGGGAAAAACAGGATTCACGAATGGTTTCGTAAACCTCACGAACCACTAGAACCTTTCGCTTTTCCTCCACACACTTGAGAATGATTTTAAGTGCTATATGATAAGACTTTGAGGAACCGTATCCACCTAGGAGAAAATAGAACTTTGATTTCCAGTCCCCTACGAACTCTCGAAAGTGTTCATTTACCTCTTTTCGTACCTGTGGCATATCATACACCCACAATCTCGATCTTTAGAGGCTCATCATTCTCTCCATCTGAATTAGAAGCCTTTTCCAGAATCCGAAGTTTAACCTCCTGGGCCTTATCCCCCGGCAGTACCTTGAAGTAGGCGGATAGTCTATCGAGGGCCTTCATCTTGTCAGCCATCTTAATAGTAACACCATCTTTACCTTCTTTGATCTCGGTAATAATCTGACCATCTGTTTGGTTAGACCCCCTAAGCATAACCCCTGCACCAGAGACAGACACATAGTCATTCATATCCGCAAAGGCAATCTTGGCCCACATACGGAGAATGTCCAGCGTATCCACAAAGAGTTCCTCATGGGCCTGGTCACGAATGTCCTTCAGGAAATTTTGGATTCTAGGCTTCTTTAGGAGACTACATCCTGCATGATAAGCCCAGTTAGAACCATATCCTGCCCTCATAGCTGCCTGAGTAGCATTCTTACACTTAAAGTACTGATAGCAGAAGTCTTCCTCCCGTTCACTCAGTCCATATTTTTCGGCAGCAGATTGGACAAATTCCTTGGTCTTCTTACTAACCTGGATCTTGTCCCCTGGAGTCTCCATAACATAGGAGTCCCAGTTCTCTTCTTTCATCCACTTACGTACATAGGACTGTGGAACTTTACCCACACGGGAAAGAACCTTAACACTAACCTCTCCCAGGTTATCTATATAATAGGTAAGGGCATCATCATGGTGCTGTTTCATTTCCTGGGGACTATACCCCTTAACAGCCTCATCATACTTTACCTTTTTATTCTTTTTAGGTTCTCCCATGATTACACCCCCTTCCTAAATTGTCTAAAATTTGTCGAGCTCTGAACATAAAAATAACCCTGAATGGGGATTTTAGGCCCCCAAACAGAGCATTTTACAGGGTTTTATAAGGTATTACTACTTCCTTACACGTACATACTACCATATTATCCTTGATTTGTCCATGGTATAAACTCTTGATTTTAGTACAAGGAAAAGACCCCCTAAAAAGGAGGCCCTTCCAGCTCTACCAACTGAGCATTTATATGGATGACTAGGAGGTGCCATCCTGGTCCGGATAAGGGGATTTGAACCCCTACAGCCTTTCAGCCATTGGAACCTAAATCCAACGTGTCTGCCGATTCCACCATATCCGGATATGTGGCAGGGGTAGCTGGATTTGAACCAGCGAGTTAAGGAGTCAAAGTCCTTTGCCTTACCTCTTGGCGATACCCCTGTATTGGAGCAGGTGATGGGAATCGAACCCACATCCTTAGCTTGGAAGGCTAATGTCCTAACCATTGTACTACACCTGCAGTTAATGTAAGGAAGGGGACTCGAACCCCTATGTCCCGACTCTCTACAGTCAGTTATCCGACCCAATAGGAACTCCTTACAGTTGGTGGGCCTTCGGGGATTCGAACCCGGGACCATCCCGTTATGAGCGAGAGGCTCTAACCTACTGAGCTAAAGGCCCTTATAGATCCCAGAGAGTCCTTGCCACTGTCCTTGTCTCATATACCTATGAGAATGAAGTAGGTCGGATATGTGGGGGTGTCCCCCTGGGATAAATATAGTATACCACAAAAGGAGAAGTGTGTAAATACCCTATACTCTTGACTCAAGGTAATGATCACACAAAGACCTTTCACCACCACAGTTACAGGGTTCTCTCTCTTTAGTACCCCAGCATACTCCATGCTTATTCTGTACATGGTAACATTTACAAGGGCCGAAAGTAGTACTCTCCCCTGAGTACAGGACTGTAACAGCCCCATCAGAAGTAGTCAATCTACTTTCCAGCTTCCCATTATAAGCCCCTACCTCTTCTCGAACCAGTTCAGCCACAGTGGCGATGAACTCCGAGTTAGTAGGCTTACCCTTCAGGGGGCTATAGGAATTACCAAAACACTCCTTAACAGTGTCATGATCAATTCGGTCAAAGGTAACTTCAATGGCATGGCGAATACCCTTTTCTACCCGGCCATAAGTAGTCTCGTACTCCTTAGCTACTGCAGGATAAAGGCCCTTAGTAATATACCCCAGAAGATCAGGATCTTCGAGAACCAAGCCGATCGCCTCTTTAATGTAGTCATACCCCTTAATATTAGCGGGTACTCCTATATCCCGCAGCTTATGAATAATCACAAGATCCAAACTAGGGACTCTTTCCAATTTAGGTGTTCTCATAATGTAAACCTCCTACTAATTTTTTACAATACTATTATAAGAGAAGGAGTGAACTCTTGTCCACCCCCTAAACTCTTCAGTTGTTGTTCTCCTCCCACAGATAATCGCACTCTTTGCAGTCTTTGGATAATGTCCCTTTAGATGACCTTTGACCATTACAATGCCCTAGTCCATGATCTACGAAGCAAATGGGAACTCCAGTATAAGAGTCCTCTTTTCGATGAGACATACTAGTACGAGATAGTCTCTCCAGTTTCTCGTGTTCCGCTTCCCATTTCTGAAGCTCTTCCTTATACTCCTGTAGTTGAGCCTTAGTGGGTTTTACCCCCACAGGGCGATTGTCCTTCATCTTCTGCTTCATGCTAGTTTTAGCATTGGCGTCCGACTCAGATTGTCCCCCACCTTCTCCACGATGAGTATCAGCCACATAACAGGACATCCACCCACTGTACTTTTGATTGTCTTGATTGTATTTCACCACTCGAGCGGTCATAAGCTCCTGTTTAAGTCTTCGAATCTCTTTTTTAGATGCTGCCCCCTGAAGCAAACAGTTCAATAGAGCTATTTTCTCTTCGATGGTCTTAATTCGAGCCTGACAATTTTCGCTACACTCCACACCACTATAGGCCAAACAGCGTCCTTCTACATCTTGGTTGTAACAAACCATCTTTCATCTCCCCCTTATAGCAAAATATTTTCTCAAATTGTGTGAACTTGTAGGTAAGTTTTACTAATCTACTCCCTTCGTCGATTTTCAAGAGAGCTCGTCATTCAAAGGGCTTTCGATCGATTTTTCCAACTTTTCGACTTCGATGCCGGCTTTTTTCAAGAGCCGAAGCCCGGCTGTGTCTCGATACTCTTCCACATATTTGAGCTCTTTGATGCCTGAGTTTACAATAATTTTTGCACAGTTAATGCAGGGAGACATCGAGCAGTACATCGTACATCCATCCACAGAAACGCCGGCTTTAGCAGCGAAAGCGATAGCGTTCATCTCGGCATGCACACTTCGAGTACATCCAGGTCCCATGCAGTAATAGTCATCATGAATTGCATGATAGACATTCAGTCGTTGACTAGAGTCTAGAGTCCCTTCGGTAGGTCTACTGATGCAGGCAGGCATATGAGATACAGGTCCATTATACCCCATGGAGATGATCCTCCCATCCCGTACCACAAGGGCCCCTACCTGAGATCGGAGACAGGTAGACCTCTGAGATACCTCGTAACAAATCCTGGAGAATAGGTCATCACGGGTTATTCTTGTTCTTGATTTATCAGCCATTCTTGACCATCCTTTCTTGATTTTTAAATCTAGTACTAGTTTTATACCTTTATGTGGAAAACTTTGTGGAAATGTGGAAAACTATACCCCCTCCCATTTGCCATTTTAAGGGCAGTTACAGCCATTTTACCCCTGGGGGGTAGTAAACATACCAGTGTACCCCCTAAAATGGCCCTTACAGGCCCTGAGGCTCCCCAGTGAAGGCCTTTAATCCCAGCCATACCCTTACCAGGGTAAAATCAGTGTTATGGCGTACGAGATTCAGTATTCCTCTCGATAAGACCTCGTGCTCTGTTTACCAATTTACTGATATAGGGTTGGCTATGGCCCAGGATCTCACTAATCTCCTTTTGGGAATATCCCTGCATCAACAGTATTACCACAGCCTTTACCTTTTTCGGGAGTGTATTAATCCGGCGGATATACTCATTATACTCCACAAGAGAATCTACCCCATCCTTATCAGGAATGAGATCCTTAACTGTTATCTCTCCAGAGTGACCCACAGTAATATCCATACTCACTATACCGTTATGCCACTGATTCCGGAGTCTATTTCTTCTCATCTCCATACGTACTGCATTGAGCATACAGCGATACACAAAGGCTGAAAAGCTTTTCTTGTTAGGATCATAATTTTTTACCCCCTGTAAATACCCCAGAGCCGCTATTCCATACCACTCCTCCACAGGGAGTCTATATTGATTCAAGAAGCTATAAATGAGATTATGATTCTCCTCAGCAAATTTTCTCTCTTCTTCATTGAGAGGCTCCATAGTAATCACTACTTTCACCTTCTTTCTTCCTTACTTCTATTATACCATATCCGGGCGCAAAAGAAAATCCCCCAGACTCTTGATCCAGGGGATAGTTTCCTTTACCTCAGTCCACAGAGGGGGCAGTATAAGAGGCCGTAGTGTATTCGAGTTCATAGTTCAGAAAAGGATGAGTTCCCAGGGTATAGGTGAGTTCCACTCCGATGGACTTAGCGAATTCATCCAGGTAGCCTTCGATGATGTTGAGAGAGCCTCGGTTCCACAGAGTGATTCCTTCCTCATGCTTTCGGTAATAATTGAGAGCCACGAGTTCAGAGTAAGAGTTGTAGTCCTTTACCAGGCGATTGAGAATTTCCAGGTTCTTCTTAGTAAGCTTCTTCATTGATAAGTTCCTCCTTAAGTTAAATCAGTCAGTTGGTAGTTGAGGGAGAAGTGAACCCCCCTTTGTTTATATTCTTATTATAAGAGATAACTCTTGATTTGTAAATGGCTTTCTCTAAGAAAGTTTGAGAATCTTTTTTTTCTTAACTACTAACTACCTACCTCTTTTACATTTTGCGGGTCCATAATGGTCCGGAGCCCCCATCAGGGGCGGAGGCCATTTGGCCCGCTATAGTAATATTTTATATATTACATATTTTTATTAGTGAGGAGTTTGGGATAATTTTAGGAATACTTCCTTATTATTAGTGAGGAGTTGACCATTTGGATGTAAACCTCACTAATATAATATGTGAGGAATTGGGTAATTTTTATGTTAAGACCTCACCTATTATATTAGTGAGGTTTAGACTAACTCCTCACCTATTATATTAGTGAGGTTTAGACTAACTCCTCACC